AAAGTAACAATAATATAATCATGGAAGTAAAAGTAAACATAATAGATACTTTATTTACGACCATACCCAAAGATACTGTAGTAGCTAGTTACACAGTTGATGAAGATAATGTATAGGTTAATATGGCCAGTAAGTTATACTATGTTAACGAGCCTAATAAAACTATACATGCTAACAAGAATATCAACAGTAATAATATAGAAGCTATTCACTTTACAGTTAGAAATTGGGTTAGTGGCGAATAGGTTGAGATAAACAATATGTACCCTAGAGTAGTATCTAAACTTTAGAACAAGTTCAATAAACCTAATACTATATATAAGGTTACCAAAGATCTTGATCTAAATCATTGTGTTCTTACTATTCCAGAAAATTGTACATTGGAATTTGCTGGTGGTTCTTTTAAAAATGGAACGATTGTATGTAATAATTGTTATATACAAGAAAATGGTAAGAAAATATTTGATAATATTATCTTTTCTGATAAAATAAGAAATGAATATTTATCAATATTATCTTTTGGTGCTATACCTACTCCAATAAGTAATTCTGTTACTTCTCCAATATATGATTATAGTATAGATAATACTGAAGCATTTCAAAAAGCTGTAGATAGTGGTTTTGACTTAATTATACCTAACAATCACTTTTATATTGCTGGAAAAGTTATTATAAGGAAAGCTATAACTATAAGTGGAAAAAACAATAGGCATTTCCTATCAGGATATACGCCTTATTCTGGGGGTTCTGTAAGATCATCTTCTGAGGGCAGTAGTATTCTTTATACTAATACATATAGTACCATGTTTGAAATTAAACATAGGGGTGTTAGATTTGAGAACTGTGTTATTGATTATACACAAGTTACAAAGCCACAAAATACTGATGTTACATCGGCTATATTATTAGATTTAGGATATGGATTAAGAGGTGTTATCTTAGATTTATTCATAATAGGAAAAAATTCTATAACTTACGATACTTCTAATCAACCTGTATATTCTAATGATGGAAATGATATTATAGGTATTCAAACTTATAATTCCGGAGATAATGGAGATTGGGATGGAGGAATGTATTTATCTGGTAGTTTTATTAAAGGTACTTATGAGAATTTAGAAAAAGCAATAGATCTATATGTTCCTTTAAATTATGACTGGGATTTTCAACAAACTACTGGTTATATAAATTCAAATACTATTGATATAATAAGTTATAATTGTAAACAAGCTTTAACAGCAATTAATTGTGGTGTACTACTTATTAAAGGATGGGCACAAACAGGTAAGTACTTTAAAAAAGAAAACGTTAAAGACTTTCCTGTTATTTCATTAGAAAAATGTTACGATTGTGAATTAAATTTCTATTCTTGGGATTGTGAACATTATTATCAAATGAATGATACTGATTATTATAGAAATGCTTTAGCTACTAAAATAATAAGAAGTAGAAATACTTTTGATAATATTAATCCTTCAGTATTTCAATCTTATGATACAGTAGAAGTAAATAGGTATCCTGTTCTTCCTATAAATAATATAAAAGGCGATACGGATTATAGAAATGTAATCATATCAGATAATATAGTTAATGCACAAATAGCCTTTAATAACGCATTATCTGATTATAACAAGAAATATGGAATAGTTCCAACAATTACTGCTTATCCTTCATCGGTTAAGAGTAATTTAGCTCCTACGACTGATTTAGCAGGTGGAAAATTTTATTTTACTGGAGATATAAAAACTACTAATTTTGGTAACAATACTACAAGTGGTAATCTTGCTGTAATATATGATAATAGCTCTGAAGATAGTCTAACTACTGAAGATTTTGTTGAAATATATTTTCCTCATGCTAATGGATGTTTCTATAGATTTGGACAATCTACTTTAGCAATTGGTTTATTTACAAATAATGGAATATATCCAAAGAGTGTTTCATTTATATATGGAGGTAATGAATATGTAGCTAGTACTAAATATACAGAAGGTTCTTTTGCTAATACTTATTATATCCATTCATTAGCTTCTAATATTGTATCAGGTGGATTAAGAATAAGATTATATGGATTTACTTCTGAAAATAGTTATAATGAAAAAGAATCTATTAAGTATTTGTATATATCTCATTGTTATCTAAGTTCTCGTTATAAAAGTAATAATTTTTTAGACTTAAATGGAGATACTTTTCAAGAGTTAGTTGGATCTCTTAGAATGAAAACTCTTCCTACTTATACTGGAGGAACTAATACCCTAAGTAAAACAAGAAATATATCTTATCATAGTACGACAGGATATGGTTTTGCACAACTTACAGAACTCGATCAGAGTTATATGCCAGTTGTAATATTAGATGCTTCTAATAATCCTTCTATTGGATTTAAGATAGGGGATAATATTTATAATTATGATGGAACAACTTATAATAGACTTAGAGGAAATAGTACACAAAGACCTACATTAACATCAAATGATGAAGGTTTTCAATACTATGATAGTACATTAAAGAAAATGATTCTATGGAATGGAACTTCTTGGGTTAATTTAGATGGAACTGCTTTAACATAATAAGATATGAATATACAAAATAAATTTAAAAAGACTAATACTATCTACAAGATCACTAAAGATATGGATCTTGAGGGTAGTACTCTGATTATACCTGTAGGCTGTACATTGGATTTCTAGGGAGGATCATTTAAGAATGGTACTATTGAAGGTAATGGTACTGCGATTTAGTCAGAATTACGAAAGATATTTGACGATAATGTTGTTCTAGAAGGAGTATGGGATATTAAAGAAGCTTACCCAGAATGGTTCGGGGGAAAAGGAGATGGGATAACAGATAATACTTAGGCTATAAAGAACTGCATTAAGTATTTCACTAATACTTATGTTAGCGCAGGTACTTATATTACTAACTAGATTGATGATATACCATCTTTTAGAACTATTAGAGGATGTGGAAAGAAATCCATTATTCAAGCTAATCCTTCAATGGAACTTACTAACGGTTATCTTTTAAGAACTAAAGATGGTGGTAGTGGTATTACATTTTCAGATTTTGTATTACTTGGTGGTAGTAATTCTACAGAGTCAAATTATAAGATAGGAGGTATTGCATTAAGAAGTACATCTAATGATGTTAATGATCAATGGGATACAAGAAACATCATATAGAATGTAGAGATAAAATACTGCTATGCAGCCTCTATTTATGTAGGCACCTATCAAAGAGAAAATAAAATATCAAATTGTTTTATTACTCATACTACTAATATTGGTATAAATTGTATGGGTACAGACAATATGATTATTGGTTGTACCGTTGCGAGTAGTCATCATGAAGGAATAGTTATAAATGGTAATAATAGAGTAGATAGTTGCAAATGCTTCGGATGTGGTGCTAGCTCTACTGTAACAGGAAAATATGCTCTTAGTTTAATAGGAAGTAAATGTAATGTATCTAATGTTGAATTACAATAGAACAACTATGGCGGTTGTATAATTTAGGGTAATAGCAATTATGTTCAGATTACATGTGATAATAATGGATCTGGTACTACAAATACTGTGTTGGGATGTCACGTAGTTGGAAGTTATAATACAGTAAGTGTTACTTCTTATAATTTTAGTTTTCATGATAATTAGTATGAAAGATACTTCGTATCTACTAATTGGAATACTGTAGGGAATAACATTACAGTAAATGGTACTCCGTTGTAGAAAAACAAGATGTCGGCTTTATCTCCCTGGAGTGTAGATAATATCTGTAATAACATAATGTGGAATGGATATAACATTACACAGAGTAGAGAGGTTCCATTTGATAAACTAGTACTTCCTGATTTATTTCGTTCTAATGGAACAGGATCATTTTATGTTAATGATTCAGGTCTATCGTTTAAATTAACCTCTGTTACAGCAGTCAACGTTGATGCGTTAGTACAAGCTATATCTATACATAACTCTAATGCTATTGATCCAGATGGATGTTTTTCCGTTAAAGCTAGATTCCATAAAGATGGAGATATAGACGCTTCAGTATATCCAATAATACGAGTTATAACAAGATATAAAGATAGTTCTGGTACTACTCTTACTATAGTAGATTAGAATACTACTGTAAATTTATTAGATAACAAAGATAGTTTAGACGTATATGCTTTAACTCAATACCATTACTTATCTGATAAACCAGCTTCAATTCTTTCCGTATCTGTAGAGTTTGCTATAAGATCTACTAAACTATTATCAGGTGTATCTATAAATGCATATTTTGACGATATTAAAATTGGAGCTACTACTTCTGGTAATAAGGTAAAATTTGTTAATACTAATATAGATGGTACACTAGCATCAAAAGTAATAATAGCTAATAAGCTTTCAGATTTTACACAAGAAAATACTATTTATAAGATAACTACTGATCTAAATCTTAATACTGCTATACTGGAATTACCTGCAAATTGCACTTTAGACTTTCAAGGTGGAAGCTTTAGTAATGGGACTATTATAGGAAGTAATACTAAGATTAAGGCAGGAATATCTAAGATATTTGATACTAACGTGATTATACAAGGATCTTGGGATTTATCCTAGGTATACCCGGAGTGGTTTGGAGCAAAAGGTGACAATACCACAGATAATACGGATTCATTTAGTAAAATTACACAATTTGGTGCTAATGTATTTATATCTAAAGGAACATATATTTTAAATGGATGGGATATAAGTACTGCAGTAAGTATAATAGGTAGTGGATATCAGAATACCAGACTAGTTTTGACAGCTCCCATAGAAGTTCATAATAACAATAATGTAAACTTTGAAGGAGTTACTGTAGAAGTATCTGATAATATTACAGAAAATTTAGAGTACATAGTAAAAGTGTATAGTGCTTATCATTTTACAGCAAATTTATGTACTTTTTATGGGAAGAATAAAGCTACTAAGGGAATTTATTCTTACGGAGATACTTATTCATATTATCATTATATAAATACGTGTAGGTTTGTTAGTATAACAAATGCAATAGTATTAAGTTACAATTCTAATGCTAGTACAATCAATAATAATGAATTCTATCAATGTGATAATTGTATAGTAATAGATAGTTGCAATGGTGTTAGAGTAGAAAATAACACATTCTAGTCTTATGTATATAATGGTATCATATTAGAATATAATAATTACGGAAGTAAGACTTGGGGAAATTTAATTAGTGGTAATTATTTTGAAGGAGAACCTACTACGGCTATTGCAGATATAGATTTTACTTCTAATGCAGATTGTAGAAATAATACTATCACTGGTAACAAATCCACTTACATCGCATTACCTCATAAGCACATTCTTAATTGCATTAGTGAGAATACTATCATAGAAACTACCAATGCTACGTATAGATATCCTACAAAGCTTCCAGGTTTTGTAAAATTACAGAATTTTGATAATGATTCTATGGAAGCTTTTGCTACTTCTGATTTTACAGGAGTTATAGCTCCTCGTATTTTAGAAACCGGAGCAATAGATTTAAGAGTTTATGTTAAAAATGCCGATGGAACATATACTTGGAAGAGTATAATCTTATCATCTAATTCTAATGGAAATCAGATAAATATAGGTGTATTAAATGCTGCTGAAATTACTCAATATAGCGGAGGATATATTCAATTAGGATATGATGCAACTATTGGAGCGAAACGACTTACTATTGATAATGCTACAGGAAGAATTAAATATAGTTCTGATGGAGAAAGTTGGTCATATTTACAAGAAGTACGTACTGGTAATACAGCAAATAGACCTGTTACTACCAAAGTAGGATTTATGTATTTCGATACTCAACTTAGTAAATACATTTGTTGGAATGGAACAGCATGGGTTAATTTAGACGGTACAACCTTAACTTAAAAAATATTATGAGCGAAACACAAAACTTAAAGATAGAAGCTATGAACATAGCAGCAGGATTAATTAGACAATATAAGTTAAAGGATAGTTTAGTTACCCTGTCTAAACAAATTTATAAATTCTTATTGGAGGATAAAGAAAATGTATATGTTGACCAATAAAATAATATAGCCTATTCTTGAGGGTATGACAGGATAGGAGGCTGCGGATGTTATCTATTCAAACTTTGAGTTGTTAGATAACATTAAAGCTCCAATATCTGTTATAAATGACATACATAATCTATAGCAAACTATTCTTAACTTCCCTAATTTCTTTGTAGCTCAATTAAAGAAACATATAGACAATGATACTATCTATTGGGATGAAACTAATTAGGTAATTAAGTCAAGAGGAGGTAGTGGTCCAACCGAGATAGTATCTATTCAAGTTGGTATAAATCCAGCTAATGTAGGACAATGTACTATAGAAGCAACAGGAGATGTATTGAAAATAGTTGAGGCAACTGACAAAAGTAATTACTTAATCACAGCGGTAAAGACAGGTAATTGTACTGTATCAGTAATACCAGAGGGAGGATACAAGGTAAAACAATTAAATGTAGATAAAGTCAGTCAAGGTGCAATCTCTGAATATACATTTGAAAATCTGGATACAGATCATACCATGTATGTATATATGGAAGAATCTATAGAGTAGACTGATACTGATTTCCTAGTACGTAGTGATAAGCCTGGTGTATATTATTCTAGTATAGGTTCGTGTTTAGCCGCTATTCAAGAGGAATATCCAGAAAAACTTACACAAGATATTACTATAACTTGTACATATAAAGCTACAGAGGTAAGAGGATCTCAATGGAATTCGACTTTCGGTATATGGACATCTGTTATATAGAACTATAATAGAAATAGTCTTTATACTCTTACTATAGATGGTAAGGGATTATATACTATTAATTGTAAATGGCTAGGAGGATTACTTTTTGAAAACATAGATAATATAATCATTAAAGGTATATCTATGATTAACTATTGTAATTTCTCTGGTGCTTCTTCTCCAGAAGAATTAGCAGCTATAATGATTCGTAGTGACGATGATGAGAATAAAATAAAGAATGTAGCTTTACATAATTGTAATTTCAACGGTTATTATACAGATAGTTCAGGAAAACAATGGCACACATGGTATTGTTTGAGATTAAAAAATGTTTCCAATACTCTTATAGATTATTGTAATTTCAATAGAGCTTCCTCTGTAGTAATATATATGAATGGAATAGACAGCGCAGAAATAAATCGCTGTTATATAAGAGGAGATTATTACATAAATACTGGTGGATTAGGTCATGCAAATTTATTATCAATATCTGGAAATAACGCATACTTGAAATTAGAGGATAATACTCTTGACGGTACAGGAATGATAGAATATGCTTGTACTATTAATGGAGTAAGTGAATTTGATTTGAATAGAAATATTGTTAGAAATTGTTCGGGGCAACCGTTTAATATTTCTGGAACTATATCACACTTCAATATAAAAAGCAATTTATTCCACTCAAACATTACAAATGGTCAGTATCTTTATGTCAGAAGAATATTTGGTTGTTCTGATATCAATGAGCTAAATGTATGTAACAATACAATATACTTTAATGGAACGTATTCGTCGTCACAAGAATTCTTATCAGGTAACTTTGAAAAATTAATAAACTACAACAATATCTTTATTAATAAATTAGGCAAAGCTTATGTTGTGTTCCTCAACAATGGTACAGGAATAAAGGAATATATTTCTGGAAATAATATTTATGCTTCTGCATTTTGGAATAATGATTCTACATAGCGATTTGTTAATTTCTCTCCAGTTAGGTCAGATATTAACGAAGGCGAATGTTTGGATTTTTCCTTTGAAACTAGAAAGCTTTCAGAATATTAGACTCGTGGTTATGAAACTGATTCTGTAGCATTGAGCAATACTGATAGTATTCTAAATATTGACGATGGTGGAACAGATTATAAGTTGCTTGAATCTCTAAAGGATTTATATTTATCTAACAAATCATATGCACCAGAATTCGATATAGAGTATTTACGTGCATCTACTGATAATGTATCTATGGGAGCATACAATTTATTTGGTGAACAGTGGGATGAAAATACAGATACTAGTACTGGATATGAAGGAACAAATATGGTAGACCTTGTAACATTCAATGATTCCATTACTTATATTGTTCCTACAGATGATATAATAATAATAAAAGTTAATTCTAAGAATAGAAATCTTTTCATTAAATCGACATTTACATCTGATAGTGGACATTCATTTATCTGTTTTGGTAAAATAATTACAGCTAGTCTACAATGTATTTATAATGAAGAGACAGGTATGTATATACAAGATAATAACTACACGTTAAATATTAAAGAACAAAATTATGAGTAATCAGGAATATATAAATAAGTTAATTGGTGGTATTGGACGTGTTAGATTAGCAACTAAAGTTAGTAATTCTTTCCCTCTTATAGGAGAGACAGTAAACTTAGAGGCTATAACAAGATGGGCACAGAGAATGTACTTTACGAAAAGAAGTACATCTGATGTATCTGTTTCTACAGAAGAAATAATTGACAATACTTCACAGAATACCTCTGTGACTATTCCTGTGACTACTGATGGTGATTTAAAATAGGAAGTAAGAGGTGTTAATTATAGAGATGACGCTGAGTTATTTTCTGCTGACCTAATACGTTATTTATACTCAATGTCTAATTAGACATTGCCGTATCACGATGTTAGTGTATCTTCAGAAATAAATCGTACAGATTAGAATTTTAAAATAAGTATAACATCTGATAATGGTTATGATTTATCACGTGAGCATACACTTGAAGTATTTATCTTAAAGGAAAATGGTGATAGTAGTGTTCCTAGTGATATTGTCATTCATCGTACATAGACTGATTTTACTCTTACAAATAATATACTAACTTCTACAGATATTAATATACCAACTAGAGGTATATACGATGTAGAGACACGGTATTATGATACAGGTACTCAAAAAACTATTAGCAAACGTATTAACAAACTAATAACAATAACACCTCGTTTAGCTGCTAGACCTATAGAAGGGCAACAACCCAAAATGAGTATAGTATCTGATTTCTATCCCGATGCAAAGATTGATGTATATGAAACCGGAGTAAACGATTGCTATATGGTTTTTACTATTCCGGACATAAACTATTATAAAGATGTAAATATTGATAGTCTTCCATCCGGTTATGATGCTTACACTCTTGTGCTGAAAAAAGCTGTAGAAAACGGAACTTCTCGTGTAAGAATTGCTTGCACTGAAATTAAGGGTAATCCGCAGCAAAATCCTTCCCCGCAATTTTCTGAGAATAATCCGTTAGTGGTAACTATTGACCAGGACACGCCATTAACACTTTATGGTACAAGTTGGAACACTATGTCTTTTGTTTGTATGTGGCACGTTGTAGTGGATGGAAGAGGATATTACAATCTTTCTAAGGGTATTAAATTAGATCGTAATCCCGACCGTAAGATTACATATCCGGTTATACAACTACAAATAGCTGATGGCACTAAGTATATCGAATTTTTTGAAATGGAGATAACAGGGTGCAGTTTTGCAGGGGTGTCTATAAAAACTGACCCGACGGCTTCTAATCCTTGGTATTGGTATGAAAATTTTGAGCTGAATAATCTTTGGCTGCATCACATGTATGTACATGATACTGATAGTGAGGGTTGGTATATAGGCTATTTTACTCCCGAAAAATCAACAGTTGTTTATACAGGTGAAACTGTTACATTTAAAAATTTGAAAGGTGAAGACGTAACTTATACCAAAGGATACTCATATACAAAGAAAGCCCATTATCTGACAAATTTCCGATTCTATCGAAATAATACTGAACATACAGGCTATGACGGTATACAGATATCCAATTCAGTAGGTGAAGTGTGTTACAATAGGTTGTATGATTGTGCCTATAAAAATGAGTCAGCTCAAACAAGTGGAATGTCCATTCAGAGCTTTTCAGGTAAATGCTATAATAATTTCTTACTTGATAACTATGGACCAAATTTACAAGTTGGACCAATTGGTAATATTGAAATATTTAACAACGTAGTACAATCAAAACGTGGAATGCTCGTGCAATTTTTATTCTCTTATGATACTCCCGAATAGAATCCTACAGATGCCCCAGCTGGGAGTGGAGTAATAAATGATGATCTATAGATTGTATTTCATAACAATGTGCTCTCTACCCCTGGTATAACAGGTAATGGACGTAATACTGTTCAAGTAAGAGGAGTCCATATGTTCGATAATATTATAGCAAACAACGGTTAGTTATTTGGTAATATGACTCCTGAAACACTTGCAGTTTGGAATACATAGGCAATAAATAATACAATATTTCTATATTCGGAATTGTATTAGAAATCTATGGACTTAAAAATAGCCGATTATATTAGTGGAGATTATAGAGTTGCTTTTGATAGTTCTTTAATAAGTGCTGGATTAGGTACTAATTTTGACTTTGATTATAGAGGTTATTTAAATTGGTATAACACTGTAAGTCCGATCGGTCCTTTTATGGGTAAGTATAAATCAAGTACTATCAATGATGATCCAATAGAATTACTTTCTATTTAGATTAATGGGGGGGAAGCATCTACTTAGAATAATGTTGTTAGTGTATTACTTAACTATACAGGGGAAGCTACTAGATATCGTATTGGTGAAAGTTCAGATCTATCATCAGCTACTTGGTTGAATATACCAGAGAATAAAACTGTTGAATATACTCTAACAGATGGATTTGGATAGAAGACAGTTTACGTATAGATTAGTAAAGGTTAGACTATAAGCGATACTAAATCGGCTACCATTGAATATCAAAGTATTCCATTAACACTAGAGGCTTTAGTTCTTAATGAAGGTAGAATATCATCTACATCATTAATTATCCCTGTAGCATTTACCTATTCAGGTTCATACGCTCCTACTAAATATAGACTTGGTGAAGTGGCTGATCTTACAGACGTTGCATGGATAGACTATTCTGATAGCATTAATTACACATTTACTTCTATTGGTTCAAAAACGGTGTATGGACAGTTACAGGATGCAGAAGGAAATGAGACCGAAATTAAACATAGTAGTATTACTATCGAAGAACCTAGTGAAAAAATTGTTATCTCAACAGGATGGATAAATTCTGAAATTGGTAGTACAGGTTCATTATACGATGAAATAAATAAGCTGGTAAAAATCTCTACTCCTGCCGTCAATACTACCAGAAATTTATATACTGTAACAGGAGATTCATTAGGAACATTAACTAAAATAGATAGTGAAGGTGCTTCCTATATGTTAGCGATTACCAAGGGCGCCTCTACCGGTGACAATAGCGGTATATACCCCGATGAGATTTTAGAGCACAACATCTGTACAGGGAGTAATTCTGAAAAGTATAGGGAATTTAAGATAGAAGGTTTTTCTGCTGGTACCTATAAAATTAAGTTATTCTGTTCTACAATATACGCTAATTCAGGTTCTGAACGTTCTAGATGGAAAGTAAATGTAGATGGTGTAGAAACCGAGTTTTCGATCCCTACTGGATTTAATCCTAATAATAACTTAACTCAATGGTTAGAACAAACTGTGGAAATCGGGGAAAACGGTTTCAGTATTCTTTGGGGAGTCACTTCTTCGGGTTCTTACATTTATGTTCCTTTGAATATTATAGATATTGAAAAAATATAATCATGAATCCATACTTAGTTCATCTAACAGATAGGGAACTTTTAGAATAGATTTACGTTCTACTCCTTAAAGTGTATTCCAAGATAGATTCTATAGATGATGATCATAGAGCATTTGGAATAAACATTGCTGCCGATTTAGTCAGCAATGCACTTTAGGATAGAGCGGAAGCTAATAATGGAATATTAAAAGGATAATTATGGAACTAGTATTAAAGAGAATATTTAAAGGAAATAAGTATACTATAGGTAGATTGTATTGGAAACCACCTTATATAGATTATGGTGAACATGAAGAAGTTTTGAAGGATCAATACAATGACGATATAGAGAAAGAGTATATATGTGATACTTTAGAAGATACAGATAGAGGCCTTACTAAAGATATGACCTTAGATGAAATAAAGAGTATTAAACAAAAAGGTATTACAGCTATACCATCTGGTAAGTATGATATTACTTTAGATATACAATCTCCAAAGTTCAAGAACTATAAACAATATGCGTTCTGTGATGGTTATCTTCCAAGATTAACAGGAGTTCCTGGTTTTGATGGTATACTTATTCATATAGGTAATAAGCCAGAAGATACTGACGGGTGTTTGCTAGTAGGGAAGAATACAGTAAAAGGTCAAGTAGTGGAGAGTACTGAAACATTTAAGAAACTATATGGTAGACTTAAAACTGCTCATGACAATCATGAATCTATAATGATTACAATAGAATGAAAGTATACATTGCAATAAAAGAATTGCGTATTGACTATGAAGGATCGGAAACAGAAATCTTAAATGTTTTTAGTAAGTATGAAGATGCTAAAGAAGCTCTACAGAAACAGCTTGAAGAGGATCTAAAAGATGAAACATATAGTTATAATGGATTTAAAATAGTAGAAGATACGGTTAGTCCTATAGGTGTATGTTTAGAAGGCTATGATGAAATACATTATTCTATAATAGAGAAAGAAGTATTATGAAAACAATACTATATAAACCAATATACATAAATCCTCAGGCTTACTTTGTATTTCCTTAGTTAGCTGTACTTGAACCTAAGACGGATAATTTTGTAGAAGAAGCAATATTTACAGGGTTCTTATTAATAGATCCTATAGATGAATCTGGAATTAAGATGTTTGCTAATACCAAACAGGTAGATTTATCTGAGTTTGCAGGAAAGCATATTAGGATAAGTCAATATACAAATGATGGGGCAGTAGTACTTGGAGAATGGAATTTACCAAGTATTCCTAACAATGTAGAAAATATAATAGAAACAACAATATTAAAAGAAAATAACAATGATTAGACAAGAGAATCCGAACTTTAAAGCATCTAGATTTGCTCCTAATCCGCAAGAGGTAGCATATTGGATTGACTTAACAGCTGATCCTAATGGTGGTATAATTAAGACCTATGATGGTACAGAATGGTATCCTATAAATCAGAGTGAAGTAAATATCCCTGTAGTTAGTGAAGATGCAAATGGACTGATGAGTTCAGATATGCTTGTAAAATTAAACGGTATTGAAGATAATGCTAACAATTATATTCTTCCAGCTGCTACTACAGAAGCGATAGGAGGAGTAAAGAAAGCAGGAAAAGTAGACAACCTAGCAACTGATGCTGAACTTTCTGCAGTAATCAGTAAAATTAATACTTTGCTTTCAAATCTAAGATCTATTGGAATATTAACTCTCTAACAAAAAGAGCTATTAGTCGCTACTATGTGTTAATTCTAATAGGTAACATAATAGAGAGGTATACGTTTTATATGTATAATCTCGAACAATTTTACAGAGCCTTAGCAGATTTTACTCCCCTTTAATCGCTAGGGCTTTTTGATTTTCACTAATCTTATCCTACTATTTATGAATCCATTTTATTTAGGAGAGCCCATTATGTCAATATTCAAGAACATGTTCAGTAGCGTAGAGAAGTTTACGACCAGCGTGTTGGCTGGTTTAGCCTCATTCTATGCCCCTGTGTATGTGCCAATAACAGCAATTGCTGTATTGATGATTGTTGACGCTATCTATGGATATAAAGTGTCCAAGAAATATGGGTAGACAAAAGTTGAATCTCATAAAGCTTGGAAAACAATATATAAGATTAGAGACGCAGTCATTGCAATTTGTGGTGCATTCACAATTGATCAATTAATTATAACTTCTATAGATCTACATGCTATCGAATTCATTGCGGGAGCTATTGCTCTGGTTGAATTCTGGTCATTGTTAGAATCTTTATGTGAGCTACATCCAAAATGGAAAGTATGGAGTGTACTTAAGAAAGTTATAAAAGCTAAAGGAGAGAAATACTTAGATGTCAAACTTGATGAAGAATTACCAGATGATCACAGTACTATTAAAGGTAGTTAATTGGTTTGCAAAATATTATAAGATAGTCGCAGTAGGTTTAGTTAGTTTACTTATTGCGACTATTTTTATTTAGAACCATAAGCTACAGAAGTTAAATAAAGAGATAGACAGAGTAACTAACAATCTCAGAAGTTACGAAGAGAGTACTTCTGATTTAACTAAAAGAAATAGAGTCTTACAGCTTACTATAGATGAACTCAATACTAGTCAAGATAGTTTAATACAGTAGGTTAATGAGACTAAGAAGAAATTAAAAATCAAAGACAAGAACCTAACTAATGTCAGTGTAATCAATACCGAGATTAAAGATTCAGTTAAGACTGTAATCAAACATAAATTAGTGGACTTCAAAGAAGAACTTAAGCTAAATGAATTAACAACTATCATAGTTAGTAGGAAGGATTCAATCCTTAAAGCCAAGTTAGATATCACAAACTAGCAGATTATATTCGTTGAAAACAAACGAGAATATAGAAATAAGTATAAGAATGGCTGGGTTAGGTTCTGGCACTTTGATTTCAAGAAAATAACTACCAGACAATATCATATAGAAAATTCAAATCCTTTAATAAAGGTAACAGATACTAGAGTAATCGAAGTATCTAAATAATCAATATATTCAAATTATATTAATCAATAATAATATGCATAGAATATTTCGTGTAAAAGCTTATGAACAAGAGCATGGACCTCATTTCGACGAAGTGATGGCACACAAAGCTGTGAGTAAGATGGAGAACGAGGATGGTTCACGTGGACCGCATTGGTCTATTGAAGAAACTACTGCATTAGCTAGTCAGCACGGAATCAGTCTTAGTAACAGATTCAATCGTTATGATTGGTATGTAGCACTGAACATGATCTATTCTGATTTTTATAAAGTAATAGTAAGTATCTCAAATTCAAATAATGTCAGACATTTTATAGAGTTCGCAAAAGCGTGGCTTGCAGATAAAGACATAGATGAAGGCAAGATGTGGTACTACTATGTGTACGTAATGTGCGATAAGATCAGAAAAGCTGAAATGGAATGCTACGAAGAAGAAGTAGGTCGTAAACGTTTTGATGAAGAAGAAGACGAAGACGATGAATTCAGCAAGTACCATATTGGTGCATATCGTAGAGGTGGAAGAGGCCGTGGAATGAGAAGTTCTATGGGCAGACGTCATGAATACGAAATGGACGAATATGAAAGAGAACGTGAACGGGAACGTGAGCGTGAAGAGTATGAACCGTACTCTGAATATGGACGTAAGAGATCAACTCGTTACATCAGATATTAATCAAAAACAATTTTTTTAAATTAAATCAATTATGTTAGAAGATAGAATTATAGTGCAGGATCGTGGTGGCATTGATGCTGGTCTTGCTGCTTTAATGCAAAATGCTAATAAAGGTAATATGGATCCCGCAGCTCTCATGGCTATGATGAACAACAATGGCATGGGCGGAAATGGTGGATGGTGGATTTGGATCATCCTTCTGTTCTTCGTATGGGGTGGCTTTGGTGGAAACGGCTTCGGTAATAGAAGTGGTGAAGCAGCACAGGTTGCTTCTCAATTAAATACTGATGCTAACACTAATCTGTTGATGCAAGCAATCAATGGTAACAAAGACGCTATCAGCAGCTTGTCCAATACTTTGAACTGCGATATCAATGCTGTTAATACTGCATTGAATCAAATCAACGCTGGTGTAAGCCAGATTTCTTGTGATACAAAATTGTCTAGTTGTCAAGTAATTAACGCTATCCAGTCTGGTAATGCAGGTCTTGCTTCTCAGTTGGCTTCTTGCTGCTGCGATGTACGTACTGCAATACAGCAATAGGGTTATGAGAACCAGTTGGCTATTGTAAATCAGACTAATGCTCTGACTAGCAATGCTAATACTCAGTTCAACATTCTTGGTGCTAAGATAGACGCACAAACATAGATTATTAACGACAAGTTCTGTCAACTTGAAATGCGTGAAATGCAGAACAAGATTGACACACTGCGTGCCGATAAAGCTTCCTTGGAAGCAGCTGCTTTGACTCAAGCTCAGACAGCTAACCTGGTTAACCAGTTGCGTCCTTGTCCTGTTCCTGCTTACTTAACATGTAGCCCGTACGCTGCTGCTTACGGTTATCCTACTGGATACTCTGACGGTTGCGGTTGCGGCTGCTAAGAAAGGAGGTAACTATGTTTCCAATTTTTAGAGATTCAAGAGTTAGGAGACTGGATACTGGTGGTATATTCTCTATGAGAACACTGTCTGTAACAACAGACTCTACAAATGAGGAGGTAACATATAACCTATGTCCTCGTCAGTTTAGAAGTTTACCATCAGAAGGTATAATCCTTTTAAACATTATTCATTCCCCTGCTGCTGGTTCTGATGATTACTCAGTTGCGTTGGCTACAACGTCTACTGGTACTAATACAACTACTACCAGCACATCAAGAGTGGCTTTGGTCAATGGCTCAGGAGCTCAAATGATTTCAGAAGAAATATCTCAAGGTAATAGATACTTTATCTATTACAACAAATGTGATGGGATATTCCAGACTGTAAATCATATTGTACCTCCGACGGCTACGCCATCAGAGTCTTAAAACTAAGGGCTCTTCGGAGCCCTTTTTTATTAATCTTATACTTATACTTATTATGTTATTTAATCAATTAACCACTGGAGACAACGTGTATATCGTGGAAGTTGTTGGGACTTTTAAGAAGACTACTGAATACAATATTGGTTCTGTAGTTTCTGTATCTAAAGTTTATGATGAACCTCTACCATAGGGTTAGTTCCCAATGCCTAATCAACCAAGAAAAAGAGTAGTTGACATTACTATTCAATGCAATGGAGAACAGAAGAAGTTCACAATTCCAGAGGACAGATCCATTATTACTGATAATAATATTGGATTAACAATATCCACAGATAAACAAGATATCATAAACATTCTGAGGAATCAATATGATACTTATAAAGCTAGAAAAGAATCTATAGCTAAGTGTGATGAGGAGATGAGTAAGTGTCAAATACTGTTAGACAAACTTACCGCCTACTAGGAATAGCCTAAGGAGGATCCTAAGATAAAAGAATTATAGAATGAAGTTAATGAACTAAAGAATATAATTAAACAAGCTAGTTAGATGGTACCATAGCCTATGAAGAGTATGCTACCAGAGAACATGTAGAATGTAATGAATGAGGTTGATCAATAAGATCAACCTTTTTTTGTTTTAAGCTTGCGTAAGAAGCGCTATTACTTATAATTAGGTATTGTATACCCTTAAACAGAAAGGGCCTCACGAGGGCTCTAAATGCGTTTTATAAGGATAACGTTATAATTTATTAAGAAATATGTCATTAAATGAGCTCATTGATAACATTCTACTGATTGCCCGTAATAGTAATATTACAGAGTCAGAGCACTTAAGTAGAATACAAATAGAGAAATGGATCATAGCTTATAGAGCTATGTTGATTAAGTAGGACGTAGATAAAGGCAGGGATATAAATCCGTTATACCTTACTACTATTGAGCCTATTCATATTGATGTGATAGAGAAGGTACCTGGTAAGAATATATATGTAGGAGATAGAGATCTCCCTAAGTTGATTGACTTCAACTATAGACCAGGAGTAATTAATGTAAGAGACATGTATGGAAACATTATACAAGTTGGAAGTTATACCAAACAAAAATATTAGAAGTACAGGAAAGCAACATGTAAAGATTACATAGCTTGGGTCAAAGGTAACAAGATATACTTGGAAGGGGATGAAAACGAACTTGAGTATATTAGCATAGATGTTATAGCAGAAGATCCTACGGAACTCGTGGATTGTTTTGATCCTAATGCCGATTTTCCTATTCCCGGGGCAATGATTCCTACTATCACATAGATGATATTAGAGAGAGAACTAAGAACATTAGTACAGATGCCTAGTGACACTACTAATGATTCTAAAGATAATACACAGAATATATATAGTAGATGAGTGAGAGATTAATATATAACAGAAAATGTTATACTATTGCAGATTATTACATAAGTTACAAAGAATATACTGAGCCTAATACTTAGTATGATGTAAATCTAAAGACCTTTAAAGGTATAGTAACAGATTACTTTAAGCATATTAGAGATTCAATTATGCTTGACTGTAAAGAGTTTAAGCTTCCATGTAGGTTAGGTACTCTATAGATTATCAAGCAACAGCCTAAAGAATATACAGGTAAGAGTCTTAGGTGGGATTGGAAAGCAACTAGAGAAACAGGCAAACCAGTATACTTACTTAATGAACACAGTGGTATGTATAAGTATAGATTTTACTGGTCTAAAAAGAATTGTTTGCTTACTAATAAAGGTAAGTATTAGTTTGTAGCTTCAAGATAGAATAAGAGAGATCTAGCATAGATAATATTTAATAAAGTAAAAGATTATCCAGAAATATGATGAATTCAAAATTAATATCATCAGGTACTATTATTGCTAAAGTCATAGCCGATCTAGATCTCAAAGAGGATCAAATAAGGATTACTGATATAAGGGAGTGGATACAGGAAGCCGTATTAAAGATTGGAGCTATACAATAGTATGAACACAAAGTAGAAGTAATACCAGTAATAGGTCACCAAGCTCAGTTACCTTGTGATTTGTATCAATTAGGTTAGGTAGCTTACTCTTCATAGAAGAGCAATGGTTGGTTACCTATGCGTAAATGTACTTCTAGCTTTGGTGTATTCCATGATTGTAGAGCTAAACAATGTTTAGATGATAGTTGTCTGAGTGATGAGAAATGTTGCTTTGATGATAAGATGCTTATACCAGATATGGGTATTATTCCATTGGTTAAGAATCTTTTCAACTATACAGACGATAGATAGGCATTAGACAAATTAAACGAAGATCCTAATATCAGATAGACCTTAGGAGTATTAGTAAACCAATTTACTGTACCTACTAACAATGGTAGATATATTGGTAATTACTCTTCTGGTCATTCAGACGCTACTATGTATAGTTGTGATTTATAGTATATGACTAAACCTGGTTACATTATGTTAAATGTACCAAAAGGTTTTGTTAAAGTATCATATTATGCCAACTATAGCGATATGGATGGTATGCCTATGATACCAGATCTAGAATCATATAAAGAGGCTATCTATTGGTATGTAGTAATGAAACTGATGTATCCTAAGAAACTAAAAGGAGAAATCAGTCAAGGAGATTATTATGATATACGTAACTCATATAACTTCTATCGTAAGCAAGCTTACGCTGAAGCTATGATGCCTAATACTTCAGATGAAATGGAAACCATTAAGAATACTTGGACTAAACTCTATCCAGAGTTTGACGATCATTCTACTTTCTTTTCTACTACTGGAGATGAACAGATAATATATAATTAGAACTTATGATGTCAAATATATTTTAGACGAATAGTTTTGCAGGTGGAATGAACATGGATACTGATATCATGCTTCTACCTAACACTCAGTATAGATATGCTGAGAATGTTCGCATCATTACTAATGATGATGGCAATACTGGTATGCTTTAGAACATATAGGATACACTGAAAGTAGAAGGAGAAATATTTGAAAGAGAAGGAGAAAAAGTTCTTGCTGTAGTCACAGTAGATAAGTATATTATTGCTCTGACTTCATTTCCATTTGAGGGTAAGACTATTAATAGTATATATAGAATATCTAATTATAATAATCCTCCACTCACCAGTGTAATAGTTGTATCTGGAGAATTAGGTTATACAGAAAGTAGCAGTATAAAATTAGTAGCAAACTATGAATCTGATACTAATATTAAACTGTATATTGCAGACGGAGAGCATTACATTAGAGTAATATCCTTAATGGATAATAGATATGTATATGAACCTGGAGTAGATAATCCTCTGTTAGATGTTAATGGTTTTATTACAAAGCCTGATTTCTTAGATATGATTACTAACTCCACTTTAACGCCTCCTACTTTAAATAAGTTAGGTACAGGTAATTTAAAGACTGGTATGGTTTAGTATGCTTATCAGTTATTCAATGCTAGAGGTAATGAAAGTTTAATATCTCCTATTTCAGGTCTTGTTCATCTTACTACTAGTGATGGATCAGAAAGTTTAAATGACTATGAAGGTAGTGAAAAGAATGTTAATTCTAACAAATCTGTTATTATAAATATACCTCTATCATATGAAGACAATCTTCATTACGGTTACTTATATGATTACATTAGAGTGTATAGAATATTCTATAAAGATAGAACAGAACTTCCTACTATTGAGATAACTGGTGAAGTAAAGATACCAACTAATGTAGATGAAATAACCTATGAAGATAATGGTAATTCTACTCTCAGTACTATTACTTTAGAAGAATTCAATAGTGTTACTAATGTAGCATTTATACCAGCTACTATAGAGAAAAAAGATAATAGATTATTCGCTGCTAATACAGTAACAGATACTTGGAATCCTACTTATGATGCTAGAGCTTATAGAACTAATAAAGATGGTAAGTTAATACTTAGAGATAGTATATCTTCTAGAAATATATCTCAAGTATTACCTACTGATGAAGCTGAGTTAAAAGCTCTGTATGAAAGTATACCAGAAGATCATGATTGTATAAATCCTTATAATACTGTTAAAGGTCAACCATCTGATGAAGAGAATTGTCAGTATAGTAATATATGGATTAATCCTGATTAGCACTGGAGAGGTAAATATCTAGGTGGTTCCGGATTAAATATTAGTTATAGATTCGTTTATACTATGCTTAATCTAGATAAGATGGGATCTATATATTCTAATGTGGTTAATGGAGATTAGACTAAGATAGACATTCCTTCTTTTACTAATGGTGATCAGTATAGAATGTATTTTAATTGGTTAGACAACGATTCGCCTATGGGCATTGAAGATATAAATAGTGTCTATCAATTAAACTTTGCAGATCCTAATATAGATTCAAGATATAAAGGATATCAGAGAGACGAGATATATAGATTTGGTATAGTACTATACAATAGTAAAAACGTAGCTTCTCCAGTACATTGGATTGGTGATATACGTATGCCTCATGCTAAAGATTATCCTGCTTTCTTTGCTGGAGAATATCTATTTGGTAGAACCTTAGGTGTATACTTTGATGTATAGAACTTACCAGAAAATGTAATGTCTTATGAGATAGTAAGATGTGAAAGAACAGCCAGTGATAGAACAGTAGTAATGCAATCTGTATTATCTCAGATTACTTCGTATCCTTATAAGTATCTAGATGCTGGTGATCAATTAGCTACTGATCAAGACTGTAGACCTTGTATACCTTTAAGATATAGGTTTAGTGCTAGTACATTTGGAGCGCTAGAAGAAAATAGAAGTACTGGATTATCACGTTATAAAAATGGTCAACTACTTTCTACTTTAGTAAGAAAGAACTATGGAGCACTTATAAGTCCAGAGTTAGATATTAATGGTGATTCTATGTTAAGCTATATGAAGAGTTGTTATCTAGATCATCTATACATTTTACATTCAGAGAAGAAGATAGATACTACTGATTATTCTACAGCTAGTAGTACTTTTCATCCTAAATATGGAGTATTCTTAGCTACAGCTGATACAGTATAGACATACACTAATACTAGATATTCTCAGTATGTGTTAGCTGGTTCAGCTTGCAATATAAACAGTGAGGTAGGAGATCCAACATTAATTTTATAGCATAATGGTATTGGTAAATTTATTCCTAATCTTATAGCTAAGAGATATATACCGTATCATAGTGGAGATTATGTGTATGACGATAAAGGTGAAATAGTAGGATACAAAAGACTTACAGTTGATATAGAAGATAATGCTATATTTCCTTAGATACTTGAATAGAATGCTATTACTAATAAAGGAGCATATTATCAATCTATAGGAGATATCTCTTACTTAAATCTAGCTCATGTTAGAAATGACGATGAACAGTATAGTGATACTATTAGTAAAGCTTGCTACTTTGGTAAGTGTGCTATTGTTCAAGGTAAGAATGACTTTACTGATACATTTAACAGTGTACTTTCTCCTAATACAGAGTATATGCTTGTTAATAACATATTAAAAAGCAACTTATAGGGTACAGGAAATTATGGAGGATTATGGGATATTCCTGTAGTAAATATCAAGAGAGATATAATACCTTATAATGGTAATACATATGTTGCTAGAACTAACTCTACTTATATCAGTACTGGATACTTTAAAATAGTAGGAGATACTAGTAGTCCTTGGGTATTTGGTGGTGATACATATCTGGGAATATTAGATCATAGAACTGGTAGTATTTGGCCCAATCCAGAAATTGGTGGTGGAGATCCATAGAATACACAAATGAGTATGACAGACTTTATTCCGTTTGAAACTAGTATCAATCTAAATTTACAGTATGGTGATACTACTAGTAGAAGCTGTGAAGGAGATCGTACTTATACTGATGTTTACTTATCTACTACTATTACTGGCGGTACTCTTGGTAACTATCATATACAGAGTAAACCTTATTATGCATATAATGATGCCTATTCTGCATAGAGTAATGCTAAGTACTTTGTACCATCTGGAATGTATTCCAAAGATTCTACTATAAATAATAATAGAATACTTTATTCAGAGTTAAAGACTAATGATGAAATATCAGATAGTTTCTCATAGTTTAAAGTAGCTAATTACTTAGACGTAGATAGTTAGTATGGTAGTGTTACTAATCTAAAGAGTTTTAATAATTCACTATACTTCTGGCAAGACTCTTCTCTAGGTATTGCTGCAGTAAATGAAAGATCTTTGATACAAGATAATAATGTAGGTGGTCTTACTCTTGGTACTGGTGATGTACTTTCTAGGTATGACTATGTTACTACAGGTAATGGTTCATCTATAGTAAATGATCCTAGTATCATAGACTCTGGCTCTGCTCTATACTGGTTTGATAAAGATAAGAATGAGATTTGCCAGTTAGCTAATGGCGTCAATAAGATATCTAAAGAGAATACAGTACAAAGCTGGTTAAATCTTACTCCTCGTTCAGTACATGATGCATTGTATGATAATAAGTTTAATGAGCTATAGTTCTGTTTTGATGATGTAGTACTGGTATATAATGAGAGAACTAGAGGCTTTACATCTTTCTATACTTTCGTACCAGACAAGCACGCTTCATTCTCTGACAAGTTATTGTATATCAAAGATAAGATCTTTAAAGAGAATGCAGATTTCCAAGATAGTACTATGACCTGTAAGATCAAGTATGTTGTAAATGATAACCCAAATATAACAAAAACATTTGATAACGTTTACTTTGGTGGATACTTTACTAATATAGACGAAATGCTTACTGACATAAACTTTGAAACTAAGCATTAGAGAGGTTAGGCATTAGAAGACGATTATACAGGTACTTACGCTATTGACTATAGAGAAGATACTTATCGTTTCGCTATTGGTAGAGAAGAGAACGCTACAGATCCTTACTCATATCCAGGAAGACTTAGAGGTAAGTATTTAATATGTGAATTCATTATAGACTGTAATGACTAGAAAGAGTTTAATTTGCTAAATGTCAACACGACTTACAGACAATCATTAGTATAATATGAAAAGAAAAATAAATAAAAAGAAATATGCTATTGGTGGAATAGTATAGGGAGGAGCTAACTTATTATCAACAGGAATAAATAGTACAGTTGGTGGATCAACTGCTACTACAGAAGCAGAAGCTAAATCACAAACTGCTGGTAACATGCTTAGTGGAGCTGCATCTGGAGCATCTATCGGTATGGCTGCAGGACCTATTGGTGCAGCTGTAGGAGCTGTAGTAGGAGCTATACCTGGTATAATAGGTAAGAAAGGTAAAGTAACCCCTAATGGCTTCTTTGAAGATCCATCAGTAACTTATAGCACTGGTTTATTCCGTAGTAATAAAGGGATTAAACGTGCTTATAATGCAGCTAAGCAACGTGTAGCTGGTAATAGAATAGCTAATACACAAGGATAGGATCTGGCTTAGGAATTTGATGAAACCTATGATACTGACGTAATGACATTAGCACAAGGTGGTTACTCTCCAAGTCTAGCTTATGTAGATGACGGGGAATTAATTCAAACTCCAGATGGTCAAGTAAACAAAGTACCAGAGAAAGGACAACCTACTGATAGTAACTTAGTAAGCTTACCTGGAGGTAGTAAAATACTCAGTGATACTATAAAAGTTCCTGGTACTAAGAAAACATTTGCGCAAATAGGTGAAGAAATGATGACAAAAAGAAAGAGTAAAGGTAAAGATAGATTTGCTCAAAATGCTGATAAATTAAATGAAATGAATAATAGTATAATTCATAATTAGTTATTTGAAATGCAGGAAGCCCTTAAACAGCAAAATACTTCAAAACGTAAAATAAAAGGTATATAGGCGTTTGAAGGCGGAGGCGTATCTAGTAGGCACAATACTATAACAGTAGCAGGTAATCGTTATAATTTAGGAGATACTTTTTAGTATAAAGGAAAAATGTATAAAGTAACCGGAACCAATGAAGCAGTACCAATTACAACCGAAAATACTCAGAATATGATAGGTGATATTACTGCTCCTTGGGATAGTTATAATAAAACAACAAACACTAAAACAGTAAATGCTGATAATTTACCTGACGCAAAGATAAAATCTACTTCTCCTAGAATAACTGAAACTAATACTGAACATACTGTTTTTCCTATTAATACAATTACTACTAATTTAGGAGATGATGTTGTAAGATCTGTTTATAATCCTAATAGAATTTGGAGTGCAGGAGTTCAATTCGGCTCTGGTAATAATCAGTGGTACAATATTCCAATAAACGCATCCAGTAAAAGTAACGCTAGCGGTGTAAGTAGCACAAACATGCAAAAGAAAAGTACTAAGCCAGTTACTGCGTCTAGTACAACTACTAGTACGTCTACTTCTAATATAAGTACAAAACCAAATCCTAACTTACTAAAAGCAAACAATAGTGAAATGGCAGGTATTACTACAAATCCTATTTATCCTTCTAAGTTAATTTCACCAGTTACTACTACAAGTCCTAGAATTGCAAGTTCTAAAACTAGTTGGGGAGATGTAATATCTACTGGACTATCTGGTATAGCTTCGTTAGCTCCTGTAGTTTCTAATTTATTTACTAGCGATCCAGAAACGGTAAACACTAATTATAACCCGTATGCCAATACTATTGCTAGAACAATGCGCAATCGTAGATTTGATATTACTCCTGCTATAGAGGATTTAAATAGAAGTAGAGCAATAAGTAACTACAATGCTGGATTAATCAATCCTAATACTGGAACTAATATTGCATTCAGATTACAATCTGCATTAGGACAAAATAGAGCTATTGCTGATTTACGTGCGCAAGAGAGTAATGTTAATAACCAGTATGCTGCTGATTATGCTTCTACTCTAAATAATTTAGGACAACAGTATGTAGGAGCTACTAATCTATCTGCTGAACAAAATGCTCAGAATAGAGCAGCTGCAAGAAATACACGTAGAGCAGGTCTTAGTCAATTAAGTCAGTGGGTTCAGAATAGAGAGCTTATGCGTAATCAGAGAACTAGAGATGATGCTATGTTAGATTTGTATAAACCATTCTTAGAATCAGGTTATAGTTCGGATGTACTATAGAATGTTTATAATACTTATGTAAAGGGAGGTAATAGATATGGCCGTTAATAGATATGATAGACCTGCAGAAGCCCCTATACTAAATACATATGTTCCTATAAATTTCGGAGAATTATATCGTATAGGATCTGCATAGAAAGAAGCAGTAGATAGAGCTGCTAACGAAATATCTGGAGCTATTCAAACATTTGGATAGTTCTAGTCTCCATCTGCTATAGATACTCAACGTTACTATGAACAATCTATAGGATAGTTGTCTGATCTAGTAGAACAAGCAGCTACTAATCCAGACGCTATGAAAGATGCAAACTTTAGATCTAGATTACAATCTAGAATTAACAATCTAGATTATGCTACATTAAGTAACCTACGTTAGAGTTCCTAGAATTTATAGGCTAGACAATAGAGTATAGCTAAAATGCAAGCTGCAGGTAGATACAATCCTAATTGGGATGAAATAGATATTAGTAATTGGGATACTGCTACTGCTGGAATAATGAATGAGTTAGCACCAGTAGAATATCTAAATGCTAATGAACTTAGTAATAAGTATTTTGATAACCTTAGACCAGGTTCATTACCTGATGTATGGAAGAATGGTATTAAGTATAATGCTATCGGTAATACTTATGAAGATCTACTTGCTGTAGCTAAAGCTCACTAGAACGATCTTATAAATACTCCTCAAGGACAACAGTATTACAAACAGTTCTTGAAACAATATGGAGGTAATGAGGAACAAGCCAGAGAAGCATTTACCGATATGGTTGCTCAATCTCAGATTGATAGGACTCTTAGACCTACTCTTACTCCGGATCCATTGTTCATGGAGAATCTTAAGATGCAATATAGATATGGAGCTCAAGGAGCTAATGTACAAACAGCTCTTCCTACTCGTCTAGACTTCATTAATGCGTCAATTCAGGATTCTACTAATAGACAATTAGGAGTAGAATCTATAGGACAATATAGAAATTACATAGCAGATATAGCTAGTAAATATGGTCCTAATGACAAGATAAGTAAGGACGCTAAGAGTAAATTAGGAAGAATTGACAGTTATATAGAAGATGTACAAAATAATTCTAGACTATATGCTCAATATGCCGATGCATATAATTAGACAGGAGATGAAAGATATTTGATTGCAGCTGAGAATGCTAAGCAAATTGCTACTCAAAGAAATATGCAGTTACAGGGTATGGCACAGAGTACACATATGCTTGATCAATTTAGGAAAGCTGCTGGTTTTGATGCCTTTAATAAATCTAAGGATAATTTTAGTTCTGAAGGATATATTAAAGGTGTTAATAGAGCTATTAATTCAGTGAAAGCTTCTATACCAGTGGGTACTTAGGATGCATTACTTACAGAACTTAGAGGTTTACCTACTACTATTACGGATGAAAATGGAGTTCAACATTCAGCTTATCAGTTTACTAACTCTCAAGGGTTTTTACTTCCAGAAACAGTATTCTAGACTATTACAAAGACTACTCCTAGATAGACTAAAAGACAAGCTGGTATACGTAAGGATCCAGATTTTAATCTGAAAGAACTTATAGAAACAGGTAGTGTAGATGGTGTATCCTTTATTCCAGATAATGGAGTAGTACAAGTAGGAGATAATAAACTTCTTACTGGTAAGATAAGAATTCCCAAATCTGAAATACAACAAAAACTTGGTAGAGGTATTTGGAGTAGTGGTATGAATATGATATTCTACCCATTCGGTCAAGAATCTACCGATTATGCTATTAAGCGTTTATTTGGTGGTAAAGAGGTAACACAAAAAGTAGGAGACGACGGCGTAGAGTACTTTGAGATAGATGCAATGAGAGCATTACCATCTGAACAAGTAGCTCCAGCTTATTGGCAGAACGTTAACCAATATTATCAACAAGGACAAAATTACGGAGGTATTGGTGGTGCTTCACAAGCTAAGGGAGCTTATGAAGAATCAGCAAGACAAACTTTAGGTTTACAATAATATGAAGAAAAAGACTATATACGATAGATCACTGGTAGACAATATAAGGTAGAAGTAGGCTATGTATAATGAGTATGTAGCTCCAAAGGTAAATTTGGATGCATACTAGTTTGAGATGTAGAATCCTGCCGGACAAACTTATACTCCAGATGATTATGATATACTCAATTATGTCAGTGATGCATTTGCTAAGTGGCAAGAAAGTAGAAATTCTGTAGAACGTGATAAAGCTTTAGGTGACTATATCATGGAAGAAGAAGAGTATAATAATTTCACTAAAGCAAGACAGTTCTTAGATGATTAGGATTCATTCCAACAGATAATGAGTTAGGTTAAATAGGATCCTAATTTGTATAATGAAAATAAAGATGCTATAAACGAATTAGGTCAAAGACTTAAAGAGAATGCAGGTGTTTATGCTAGATACGTTCAAGAATGGGTTCCTAATACTTATAAAGATGATATAACTAAATCATTTGATTCTAAAGGTATTAGGAATATGCTTGATTTGCAAATAACTGATAAAGAGAATAAGTTGTAGTCTTATCTAGCAAAAGCAGAAGAGAATCAGGAAGACATTAATTATTGGGGTGATAGGGTAAGTTCTTTCTACAATAAGAAGGAACAATCTACTCCTTTCAGTTTTACTGATATAGATTCTTATCTGTATAAAGTTCCCGGTCTTATGGGATCTTCTGCAGCAAATTATGGCTGGCAGGCATTAGCTATTGGTAGTGCCTTGCTAGCTTCAACTGCTTCTGGTGGTATGGCTCTACCGTTTGTAGGTACTTCATTAGTTGGTACCATAGGAGCTAGAGATGCTGAATCAAAATCAGAGGTATACTCTAACTATAGGGACAAGATCAATCAGATGATTGATGAAAAAACTAGAAAGAGTGTATTAGATGATACTAGAGCTAAGATGGAAGTTAGTGGAAAATACACTCCAGAACAAATTAGTGACGATAATTATGTATTGGATTAGGTATTAACTGGAGTTATCGCTTCTGATAATGCTAAATTCAATCGTGATCGTATGAAAGCTAGATAGGGTATAGAGTCATTATATACTGACAATATGGCTCTATCTACTCTTGATGCTGCTGAATTAGCTTTACAAGTAGTTCCTATTGGTAGATTAGCTAAATTAGTTAAGTCTATTCCTGGTATATCTAAAGCTGCTACTTATGCTGGAGATTTGCAACAATAGTTGTCTAAGCGTATTGATGATGTTGTTACTTATGGATTAGAAGGAGTAGATAGATTACCTAAGCGTAGAACTGTACAACGTCTAGTAGACTTAGGAGGTAGAATAGGTATTACTGCTATATCGGAAGGTGCAGAGGAAGGTATTCAGTATATCAAAGGTCAAAGATTTATCAATAACGAATTTGATCCAGATCCTACAATACTCAAGAGTTTTGTAAAGAATATAGGTACAGGAGCTAGAGCTATATATGCAGCTATTACTCCTTGGGATCCTGTATATTCTGATGATGCAGAGTTTATGGAAAACTTTAAAGGGGGCGCTTTACTTGGAGGTCTAATGACTTCTGCTATTGGTGGAGTACAGACTGCTACTACATTACCAGGTTAGGTAAGTGCAGATCAGTTTGTAGCAAATCTGTATGCAGATAAGTTAGAAGTTAAAGATAGAGTAAGAAAGAATATTTTATACGGTCAGAAGATCCAACAAGGAAGATGGGCTAATGTAGAAGAAGCTTTTGATTACTTAAATACTTAGGATTTAGATGAAGGAGCTAAACAAGAAGTAACAGAAGAGAAGTAGAGAGCCACATATTTCAGGAATACTTATACTGCTCCTAGTACTCTATATTAGGCTGCAAAGTTGGATATAGATCCTAGAACTGATACTTATAATGAGTTTGTAGCGCTAAAGGATCATCACGAAAGATTAGCATTAGAATCATTAGAAAATAAACAAGAGGCTGAACGTAACTTCAATACGTTACTTAATGATAAAGAAGTAGATAAGTATATCACTAGTTTATCTCCTACGAACTTATCTGCTGAGAATAAATTAGCTTTGAGAGTTCTTATTCGCAATAAAGCTACTCTTGATAAAATTAAAGAACTTAATCAAAGATATCAAGAGAACTCTGAGTCATTGAATAGATTACAATAGGCTACTGGTATTAGAACTAATAAAGCAGATGTAGTTAAATTCTCACAAATGCTTAGAAAAGATCTTAAAGAAGTACAGAGGACCTTCGATGAACAATTAGCTGATATTAAAACAGTATTACCAGAATTGAATGAAGAACAATTAGTAGTTCCTAGTCTGCATGAGAATATATCTGACGCTATGGAAACACTAATTGCTGCTGAGATGGATAATGTTAGAGCTTTAGAAGAACTTAAGATCATGCGTTCTACAGATAAAAGAGCTATACAAGCTAAACTAGATAAATGGCATGATGTAGAAGATAAGGAAATAGACTTTGTTTAGGAACTTGATAATTTCTACAATGAAAAGGACGTAGAAGAAGCTATAGAGAATACTAAAGAGGTAGAACCAGTAACTCTGGATAATGAAGCTCCTTCTATAGTTCAACCAGAAGCTCAAACAGAACAGTAGATAACACAAGAGGAACAAATTGTTTCTCAACCTGTTGCAACTGAAACTGATACTGAGCCAGAAGATATTACTTAGACTAGAAGACAAGCATTAGAAACATAGAATAAATATACAGAATAGGTAACTGACGATCACGGTAAAACTTCTACTTCTATAAAAGGCAATACAGCTCCTGGTGTAGTATATAATAAGCTTAGTGGATTACTCAAAGAACAATTCGAAAAAGCTTATCCTACTAAGAAATATACTCGTATGGCAGAAACAGTTATGGATAATGAGGGAGACATTCGTTCTGATTTCTGGTAGGACATAAATTCTGTTAAAAAGCGTTTAGAGGATGCATTGTATTCTGGAGATGAAAAAGCTATCTAGAGTCTTACTAATAAAGCTAAAAGGATTATAAAGAATTATCCTAACTACGATGCTACAATAGACTTCATCACTGAATCTAGAAACAAACTAGTTGAAAGAATGAAGGCTAGAAACGCTAGTAGATTTGCTGATATTAGAAAGAACTTAGAAGAGACAGAAACTCCTACACAGACAGTAGATCCAATTACTCCTTTAGTTGAATAGCCTAAAACTACTCCAGAATAGGCAGATTTTGTACCTACTCTTGGAGGCATACTAAAAGGTATGCTAGGAGATATTCCTACCAGTCAACCTCTTACTCAAGTCGCTACACAAGAACCTACAATTACAGCTCCTATAGAACAACCAAAACCTGTATAGTTATAGTAGAATACTCCTAATACTATTACATATAATCCAGCTATAGATGCTTATTCACATAGATTAGTATATGATCTTACAGGTAGAGAAAGAGATAAAGATGGTAGATACTTTTATGCTCCTAAAAAGTATAGAGGAAATGATTATCTCAATAATCAAGACTTTGCTCTAGCTACTTAGAATAGAGATTTCTTATAGAAAGCACAAATCGAAGTAGAAGTACAACCGTACACTGATGCTAACGGTAATGTTGTAAACGATATATTTACTGTATTCACTTATGAAGGTAAAAAGTACGCAGCATATACTCCTACTTAGAACTATTTAAGTCAAGACAAAGCATTTCAACGTATGCCTGCTGAACAGTAGAAGATTATACGTGATAATCTAGAGACTCTTAGAAACAAAATATTTGAATTAGATAAATAGAAAAAAGCCAATCCTAAACTTAGGATTATACCTACTAGAATTACTTCTACTAATGGTTAGTTCTTAAATGAGTTCAATGAGGATGGTTCTCCAAAGAACAGATCTTTGTTAGAGTCTGCGTGGCTTAAAGAGAAGGATCCTTATAAAATTAATGCTTCTAATACTAGAATAGGTATTGCTACTGGTCCAATTAGTAATTCGGTAGTAAGATATCAGGATCAGACTGTATCGTTTAATGGTAGTAGACTTGGTACTATGTAGATGCTAGTAGAAGTAGATAGATTAGATGGTACCATTGGTACAGCTTAGATGCAGTTGAATCCTTTAAAGTTAACTGGAAATGATGCAGCTGCAGATGTTATACTCAAATTAGTTACTTCTAATCAGAGAGATTTTGTAGATGCAAATGGTATCTTAACATAGAATACTAATGATGAAGTATTATCGTTTTTAGTTAACTACGGAGACCACACAGCTACAGATCCAAATGATAATCGTTTAACTCCAGAACAAAGAAGACGTAGATTAGATAAACAGTTCTATAAAGATGAAAATGGTAATATAATGTTAGGTCAGACATTATATACTATGAATGAGTTGCTTACTAATCCTTAGAGTCAATAGAAGTTTAAGGACTATATTAAAGATAACTTTCATTTTGCTCTAGATGAATAGGGATTATAGAACAATTTTGTAGGACGTGATACAAGTAGTTCTCTTAGTAGTAAACAAAAAGGTATAGGTAGTTTTTCCAGTGCACTAAATGGAAAAAGTGCCGATAAGATAGTAATAATACCTGGGCAGGTAGAATTTACTTTAAAAGACTTAGGTCTTAAGAAAGTAAATGGTATTAATGTAAAAGATCCATCTAATGACAAGGGTATCAGTGTACTCGGATGGTACATTAAAAATGGTTGGATACAAACTAATACTGCTGATAGAATGTACAATGTAGGTCTATGGATAGACGACGTGACTATCAGTGATAAATATGCAGATGATATTCAACAACAGGCACAATCAAAAATAAATGAAGCATCTAAGGAAGAACATTTAAGAAGTCTTGTATTTGATCTTCCTGGAGATAAACCAGGAGAAAGAGAAATCATTCGCATGAGTGATGTATTTGATATACTTGATGGTAAAGGAAGAAAGAAAGGTCCAACTTTTGTAGCTAATGAACCTACTTCTCCTATTAATTAGATTGACATTACTAATGCTAAGCAATGGTTACAAGATAAATTAGGACTTACAGATGAACAAATAGAAGTAAGTAAGACAGTAATAGATGTTACTGCATCTGGCGCTAAAGTGATGGGTCAAGCTAGATTAGATGCTATAGCTTTATCAGAACAAGCTCCGGAAGGTGTATAGTATCATGAAGCATGGCACAGAGTATCTCAATTACTTATCAGTGACAAGAAGCGTAGAAGTTTATATGATAGATATAATCGTAGAAACAAAACTAAGCTTACTGATACTTAGATAGATGAAATACTTGCAGAAGACTATAGATAGTTTGCTATTAATGCAGATCAATCTATTTATACTAAAGGATTTGATATAAGTAAATGGTTTAAACGTATTGCAGATTTTGTAAGAATATGGGCTAAGACAGGTTAGTATACTTTAGCTCAATTATATACTGGTATCAGTAGAGGTAAGTTTGCAGGTATACAACCTAGTTCAGAAAATATAGCTAGATTCAGAGAAATCTATAAGGATAGTGGGCCTAATTTTGAAGTAGGAGGTAATAAATTTGATAATATTACTTCTTTAAGACAGTACGATGATATCGTTAAGTCCCTTACTTATGCTTTCTTCTAGACTAATTTTACATCAGATACTATAGATTATACAGATGTTTCTAAGTTAAGTAATAACTTTGAGTTATTGCGTAGAACTCTAGTAAATACAGCTCAACTAGAACCTAATCCGGTTATAGATGAAATAGTACAAAAGTATGATACAGTATTTAAACCTGCTATAGCTAAGAGATTAAAATCTTTAGGTATTAGAGCTATAGAAAGAAAAGCCGATGAAGAAATGTCTTCTATTGATGCTGGTGAAACAGAAGGAGTTAATATAGGTCAACATACTGTAGAAGGTATGAATGTATCTATTAAAGATAATGCTCCCGCTGAAGTTAAATTCTTCTTCTAGACTATACCCTTGTACAAGTTAAATGATCAAGGTACTATAGAAGCATACATTGATCCTAATACCGGTTTCCCACAGTTTGTTGACGAGAAAGAAGTATGGGTTAAAATATTAAAAGATTTAGCTGGTAGCCGTACTATTCGTAATATGGTAGAGAAGATATCTGAGAAAGCTTAGAATGATTTATTCTATAATGCTTTACTTAGAAAATTCATGGCTTTGATTAATAATTCTAATAGTTCAGATCCTAATGTCGCAGTAAATGCAGAAGCTACCCTATCTAAATTAGAGACAGTTATTACATCAGACGTTAATACTTTTATTACTGTAAGAATTACAGAAGATGATAATGGTTTTAATAACTTTAAACTGATTGATAACAATGTTGACATGAAAGCTGCCGCTTATCCTAAAGTATGGTCACAGGCATTGTTCCATAATGCAGGTATATTTAAGTATAACAAAGATGGAGTAGTAGTTGCTTAGGATGGCGCTAAATAGAAATTGAGTAAACTTGTTAGTGATATGAAAGACTGTATGACAGCTTTCGTAAATAACAAAGGTATACTTAAGTATAAGCAATCTGATGGTAATATAAGACTTATTGATCTTCATTAGGCTAATAATCAAGAGATGTTTAAACAATATGTTACTTCTCTTCTTAATAGAGCTGGTATTCTAGTAGATAAACCTACAATCAATACCATGTTAGAGTCTGGAGACTACGGTGATCCTACTACTAATACATATACTTTGCTTAATAAGTTCATGACTAGTGGATCTAATTATGGTGGTTTTGCTAGAGTACAAGAAATTCTTAATACTGTAAATAAAGCTATTAATCAAGATGGTACCATTAACAATATAAGTATCGGGAGTACTGTTACTAGTCCTGCTGACATTTATAACAATGTAGGTTTTATCAAAGCTCTTGCTAATGCCTATGCTTATACTCATGCTACAGATAATAGTTTGAGTAGTTTAGGTCCTGATGGTACAAGTTACTATATGGTATCTTAGAATAACTTTGCTAAAGACAGAATTAGTGAGCTTAATGAGAATCCACAATTAGTAGAAAGATTGAAGTCTGTGGTATGGAATGGTAAATCTTTATTATTAGAAAATGCAGGAATTAATCCTTTAAGCATTGAAACATTCATTAATTTCAAGGATTAGACTTCTCATGATACTGGTAGAGATTATTTTGGTATAACAGATAGGGAAGACTATTTAGCTAAGATGACAGCAGTATTTAATGATAGAATTATATTCCCTACTGTTGCAGATAAGAAGACTTATCATTTCATTAAAGGAGTCCAATTACCACATGAAAGATTGTAGTTACAATTTACTGATAGAGGAACAGTTGTAACATATGGAAAAGATTCTTTGGATATATTAAAAGGCTATATTCAGAATGAATTAAATACTATCGAACTTACTTTAAGATAGATAGATGATAATCCTTCCCACTTTAGAGACGGTATACATTATAATGAAGATGGTTCTATAAATGAAGACTGGTTATCTCCAGAAAGACGTATTAAGAATTACCATACTCCTAATAAGTATAAAGCAAATGGTAAGACTTATAAGATTGAGGGTAATGGAGCACGTTTTAGATTCCTTACAGGAGTATATGTAGATGGTAAATATATAAGTTTTAATGATCCTACTAAGTCTGCATATGAAAATCTTGATACAGCTAGAAGATACTACTTTGATCTTACCGAAGAAGGTAAAGATAGGATACTTAGTGATATCCTAACTGAAAGGTTAAAAGGAGAAATCAAGACTGCAACTGATTTAGGCATTATAGATAATCTATCTCCTAATGGATAGATATGGGGTATACGTAATGTACTATTAGATGATAGTGAAGTAGAATCCAGAAAGAGTAGTTACACTCAGATAGATCCTTCTAATGCAGAAGCTTACTCTGTACTCGACATGCTTTCAGATTATATGATCAACAGTATTATATCTGTAATGGAAGTAGAGAAAGTATTTAGTGGTGATCCAGCTTATTATAAGTTCTCATATGATAAAGGTGGACTATTGGATATATCAGTAGATAAAATTAAACGTTTAGGTGCTCTTACTTCTACAGGTACTAATAATAGACTTGATTTCTTTAATGATCCTATAAGACAGGATTATATAGTAGCTGAATTGCAAGATTATGAAGTTGCTTCTAAACAATATGCTGTATATGAAGAATTGTTTACTAGAGGTAGTATTAAAGAAGCTATTCAACAATTAGAAGGTATAGAGGCTTGGGATAATGTAAAAGATCTTACTATAAAATAGATAGAAGAACTGTATCCTAAAGCTGTAAGTATAGCAAGAGCTTCGGCTAAGATTGATGTAGAAGGATATAAAGAAGGTATAAATGTAGCAGATGCTGCTGTTTATATTAGTCCCAATATGTTTAGAGATCTTATGCGTATGCAAGGTAAATGGTCTCCAGCTATTAAGAGAGCGTTTGAAATACTTACTGATCCTGAAACAGCTGATAAATGGGAATCAGATCCTAAACTATATAAAGAAGCTAATAAGGTTATCTTGAATGCTTTGAAGTATATGGCAATGGGTACTCGTTTCAGTGTCAATGGTTTAGCTATTCCATACTTTAATAAGATGGCATTGTTTCCATTATTCAAATCTATAGCAACTGGTGATTTAAAGGCATTATATGACCGTATGACAGGAGATAATCCTATTGATATGGTAATGTTTAACTCTGCCGTTAAAGCTGGTTCTGAGAGTCCTATTTCACCTTATGTAGGTACACATGAATCAGAAATAGAGTTGAAGGATGGTCAAACTGTTTTATCCGCAGAACAGATGAAACAAGCAGAAGATGAACATCTTACTAATTTTGATAATTTACATACTTATACTCAACAGTTTAAGTATTTACGTCAGCAGTTAGCTACTGATCCTCATGTGCATGATGAACAAATGACTGGTACTCAGTTTATGAAAGTAGCTCTATCTAACCTTATTGATACTGATATATATGGTAAAGATAAATTAACTGGAGCTGAGATTAAAGAAAGAGTAATGGGTTCTCTTAATAGATTATCTGATATAGGTAGAGAAGAACTTGCTGCTGAATTACTTAATCCGGATAATACAGTCAATGTATAGAAACTAGCATAGATGCTTAGAGAGGATGCAGAAGATTCTGATGCTAATGACAATATTATTACAGCTCTTACCACTGAGAATGATGAATTAAGAATGCCTCTAGATGCTATATCTGATAACTCTTGGATTGAAAGTAGATTTATTGCTATGATCAATAAGAAGGTAGTAGATGTAAATATGCCTGGTGGTGCATTTATTCAGAGATCTACATTTGGTCTTGAGGCTAGTAGTTCTAGAGTGATTACTCCTAAAATGATTAATAGTGGTAGATTACTCAAAGCTATTAATGAAGAAGGTTCTACTGATTCTGTAGTAAGTATCAATCTGTTCAAACATATGATACCTAATTATGAAAAAATGACTTTCGATCAAGCTAGACAATGGTTAATTGATAAATAGATCATTGGGGATAATGCTACAGCTAATGCTATTGGTTATCGTATTCCTACTTAGTCTATTGCTTCTATATCTGCGTTAAGGTTTGTAGATGTATTCCCAGAGATTATGGGTGATACTATTATGTTACCAGAAGACTTTACTAAATTAACAGGTTCTGACTTTGATATTGATAAACTTTATATTGCTAGATATTCGTATGACAATGATGGTAGACTTGTTACTGATCCAAATTCGCAATCTGGTATAAAAAATACTCTTCTCAATGCCTATATGAATGTATTACTCAGTTTAGAGAATACTAACCAATTAAAGTTATCTATTGATAATGCTACAGGTAATGTTAAAGAGGTATTAAAAGATATAGAGAGCGGAAGATAGAAACATTATGTACAACCATTTGAGGTATACACTCCTTCTTATCAAGAAGCTAGAAAGGCAGAATATACAGGTGGTAAAGCTGGTATTGGTCCATTTGCATTAAACAATGCACACCATATTCTTACATAGCTTACTCATTTGTAGATGGTAAATGATGAATTTACTACAGCTCTTAATCTTGTAGACTTAGGTAAGATATGGGATGATCCTACTCCTAGTAATCCTAAAGGTGGTAGAATATTAGACTGGTTATCAGCTATGATCAATGGTTTTGTAGATATAGCAAAAGATCCATATATTGTACGCTTGAACGTTAATGGATGGACTTACAATATGGTATCTTATTTGTTACGCACTGGTAAAGGTAGATCTACATTCTATTTTATGTCACAACCTATCCTTAAAGAAATGGCAGAAGCTGTTCTTAAGACTAAGGGTAAATATGGTATAGATAGAACTAAGAGTCCTTCTAGATTAGAAAGAGAGGCTATTGAATCAGTACTTGATAAATATGATCCAGATAAGGATATTCGTAAACGGTTTGCTAATCTCGATACTTAGGCTAAATCTATAGAGTATGCTGATCTATTTACAGAGATAGTTAATCCTGATACTGGTGAATATACTTATAGAACTAGAGAATTACTTAAGGAAGACGCTAAAGATAGTGCAGGTTATAGAACTGAACAAGTAAGAATGTATTATGCATTCTAGGCTCTTAAACCTTATGCAGACGCTCTTGCTGATCTTGTTAAATATTCTAAAGTAGATACTAAGAAAACTGGTAAGAACTTTGCTGAACAATTAATATATCGTTATGGTATGTTAGACTTAGCTAATAGTCCTTATTTTGGCGAAGGTGAAATTAATAAATTCTATAATCAGACTTTCATTGAAACCAAAACTCAAAATAGTATTGACTTTGGTTATGGTATATTTGCTAATCAGTTGTTTAGGAATACTCCTGTGTTTACAGAGAGATTAACTAACGTTCTTGCGTTACTTGGTAGAAAGACTACTGCAACTAGTAAGATACTTAGTCCTATTATTCGTGGTATAGAATCTCAAATGAAGTCCGAATTTTTTAATAGTCTTGGTATAGATGTTAACAGTTTGCTTACTGGTGATCAATCTGTACCTAAGAGATTAAATAACTTCAAACAGCGTATTATGAGAGGAGAATATCCGGAACTCCTTAGATATGACGGTAGAATAGCAAATGATTTCTTAGAATATCTATTACCAAATTTAGGAGCTTATGATGGATATGATTTTATTGATACTTCTGAGATAATACAAGGAGATCAATTGCAAGCTGATAACTTAATTAACTATTGGAGAGATCTATTAGAGCATCCAGATGAAAGAGTAAGAAAACTAGCTGAGGATTTAGCTATATATTCTTTCTATACTACTGGTGATAATAGTACTCAGAATGGTTTCTTTAAATATCTACCTAATAGTTATCGTATATCATCTGGATATAATGATTTTATCAAGAGTAAGCTGCATGACATTACAAATAATGGAGAGTTAAGTACTTTTGATAAGATGGATATTCTTGCTAATAACTGGCATAATGATGCTGTAGTCAAACCTATTAACTATTATAAGCAGACAGATGGTGGCTATATTATGATGAAACACGCTAGTATAGATGAATATCAAGTAGCTCCTAATATGATTATAGGTGAATACACTAGCAGTAATGATCCTGTTATTAGACCTATTAATTGGGTTAAAGTAGATGGAAATTCATATCCTCTATTCCCTCCTATGGTTAAGTTTAGAGATTTAGGAGGTTATACTCCTGAGAACTGGCATCTTTACTAGCTTATAGGCTATAGAGAATTTATGGATAGAAACAATAGAGTAGCCTATTCTCCTGTTTATGCGTTAATAAACAAGAAAGGTATGAAGTACAGAGGTCATACTATTGTAGAGTATAATAAAGCTGATACTGAATTACCTTTTAACTAGGAAAACTTAGCGTACTTTGATTTAATGGATCCAGAATCTATTAAACCATACACTGATTCATCTACACAAAATATATTAAATCAATTACATTATATTAATGAGCTTCCTAGTTATAAGAATTAGAATTATGCCAGAGCTGAATAGGATAGAGTATATGAAGATCAGGATTATTCTGATGAAGACAATACTACTCCACTAAGCGATAAAGAAGTCGACATGCAAGAACAAACTGTAATTAATTCTCCTGTAACTAAAATAATATCAGGAGCACAAACTGGAATCGATAGATTAGGTTTAGAAGTAGGAAAAGAGCTAGGAATTGAAACTGGTGGAACGACAACTCCAGGTTATTATACAGAAAATGGTATAGATCTGAGTATAAAAGATTTTGGAGTAGTAGAAATATCTCCAGAGTTACAACAAGGCAAAAGAGGAAAAGAGTTTTACTTACCACGTACTGAACAAAATGTAATTAATTCAGATGGTACTGCTTATTTTGCTACAAATGATGATTCAGCTGGTAGATATGCTACTGAACGTTTTGCTAAAAACCACAATAAACCTTTTATATTAAATCCAAATGGAGAACAATTGAGACAATGGTTAATAGATAATAACATTCAAACATTAAATGTAGCTGGTAATAGGGGAAGTAAAGTAACAGAAGAATTCTATTCCGAAGTTCGTAACACTCTCAAACAAGCTCTACAAATAAGAGAAAAAGTTCTAAATAAAAGAAAGACTTATAGTGGAATGATAACTAGTTTATCTCCAAACTAGGTATTTGTATTTGGCTCTAATACATAGGGTAGACATGGCAAAGGAGCAGCACTAGTAGCTAGAAGAAATTTTGGTGCTATTTACGGACAATCAGAAGGACCTTAGGGACAGTCTTATGCTATTATTACTAAAGATCTTACTAAATCTGTACATCCTTCTAGAACAAAAGAGCAGATAAAAGAACAAATTAGTAAACTATATTCATATGCTACGGATAATCCAGATAAGGAGTTTCTAGTAGCTTATTCCGGTACAGGACCTAATTTGAATGCTTACTCAAATCTTGAAATGGCTTCTTTTTTCAACTCTATGCCTATTCCTAACAATATTGTGTTTGAAGAGTCCTTTAATAATTTAGTATTTCCAGAAATAAACTAGGAGACATATACCAATACTCAATTGTCAAGTATAATAGAATTGTATGATCTTGGTGAAAGAAGAATCAGAGAAGAGTTATCTATATTAGAGCTCACCAAAGAGGAAATGCAAACTTATCTTAATGAATTTGCTGAAATGATGCGAGAAGAAAATGTTACTACTAGAGAACAAGTAGAAGGTGTTGTTAATAAATTCATCTGTCAATTATGATAAAATGTCCAAATAAAAAACTTCCAGAATGGAAGGAATTAGTTGAAGCAATAGGTGAAAACGATGCCTATTATGTTTGGGACTAGAATGATGGTAATAGCTTAGATAAGGCTCCCAATGGGGAGCCGTCTGAGCAATTTCAGAAACTAGTTGAATACTTTAAAGGAGATAGATAGGAAGCTTTAAAAGTAAGAGCTTTAACTTTCTCTCAGGGGTTTAAAACTTACTATGGAAATAAAGCTCTAGATAGTAAGAATGAGGCTATTCTTAGTCCTACTGATATAGTTAAACTTAGACAGAATGCTAATAATACTTTCTAGTTAGATGGTTTTACTCAAGAACAAATATCTACTTTAAAGGAGTTTACTAATCACTTTAATAAGATATAGGATGGTCTAAAGAATCGTATTAATTCTGTAAAGAGATATGCTAAAAAGAATATTAAATTAGAAAATGAATTGAATAGTCTTATTAGTAATCTAGCTAGTTCTGAGGCTGTTGAAGGTACTGTGCAATTCGTAGATCACGTTCAATCTTCTATTGCAGATAGTATTAAGTTCTTAAATAAACCCATTAATGAAGTAAATGCTAAATAGATTAGACAATTATCCGAAGACTATATAGGTTTCTATAAACCTTTGATGGATAAGGTTCAATATATGTTAGATACTACTAATATATTTAATGATATTCCAGATTACGACTTGTTTAAACAAAAAGTATTAGATTTAAATTCTTAGCTTACTATAGTTAATAATAAATTCAATAACTTACTTAGAAACAAAGGTAGTTAGGAGTTAGTCAAGTATCTATAGTCAAGAAATACTCCTCAAGAGTATATAGATAAAGTACTTAATTGGTTAGATAGTCCTACTAATGACAATAGTCTATTATCTGTATGGTTTGGTATGAGTAGTGAGAGTGATAATATGGTTATAGCTTCTATAGCTAATATACTTACTAATACTATGAATGCTACCGATAGATAGACTTATGAGAAGGGTACAGAACTAGTTAAAGTATTATAGCCAGCTAAAACTAAGTATGGAGATGACGTACAAACACTCTTATATGAAAAGACCAAAGATGGAAAATATACTGGTTACTTAGTAAGAGATAGAAACTACGGTCAATTCTATACTGATTAGAAAGCTTATATGGATAAGCTAGCTGAGAAACTAAAGATAGCTAAAGACTAGAATGGTTTATATCTTATTACAGATGATAATAGTTAGAAATGGTACGATGGTTTAAATGAATTTTATTCTAAAAATGCGGAAAGAAAATACAAACCAGAATACTACAAGCTAAGAAATGAGATGCTTAGTCCTATCACTAGAGATGCAATTAATGAGATATAGGAAGCAATCAATTAGGTATTAGATTCTGTTACTATAGATGATATGGTATATGATAATCTTCTTAATCCTCAAATGTATCAAAGACTAATTGATTTACAGAGAGAAAAGAAGATGTTATCTGCAGAGTTCAACTTAGATGGTTCTCCTAAATCTGGAGATGCGGCTATTATAGCAAAAGAACTTAGAGCATTTAATGAAGCCGTAGGAGTGGATAATAAATTTGTACCTGATTGGGATAGATTTAAAAAAGATGAAGCTAAAGTAATAGAAAAATACGGTGCTAATTCGCCAGAATATTTATTATGGAAAGAGCGTAATACACGTACTAGATGGACAGAAGCGTTTTATGAAAGAATAGCTAATCTCGATAGACCTAATCAAAGTGATACATATAATGATTTAGTAGAAAAGAGGAGACAAATATTATCTATCTATAGAAATCCTGTTACAGGATTAGTAGATGACACCATATCAGATAGAGAAAGAGCTTTACTAAGAAGATTAGATCAAGATATTGCCGATGCTTATGTTGGTGCTCCTCCATAGTAGGATGCTAAAGATAAGTTCAGTGATTTTGCAACTATAACTCCTACTGAATAGTATTATAAAGACTATAGAGCTGCTCAAGCTATGGGTGATATGTATTTCACTGACTGGTTTGACGCTAATCACTATGAAGACTTTAGAGGTGTAATGCATCCAGCTAGCTATTATACTACACTTAAACCTAAAGATGAATTCATAGATTAGTATAGTGAAACTGTACCAGCTAATAGGTATTCTACTTTAGATAAATCTTCATAGTATTATAACAAGAATTGGGATCCTAATGGTCCAGCTATACAGCCTAACAAGAAAGTATATGATAACAGTAAAGCGTATAAGGCGGTAATGTCTAAACCTGCTGTTAAGAAACTCTATAATGCTGTTCTAAATACTATCACAGAAAGTAATAGAAAGATATCCTATATTACTAATGTTAATAACTACAAGCTTCCTTAGATTGAAGCTAAGATGCTTAGAGCTATTAGTAGATAGAATGGCGTATTAGAATAGATTAAATATGTATTTTCTGATGTTATTACAACTAAATCGGATGATATAGATTTTGTAGATGAATTTGCTACTAAGCCAAATGGAGAACCATTAAAGATTATACCTACTAGATTTATAAAGATGTTAGATAATCCTAATAATATATCTACTGATGCAGTTGCATCTGCTATATAGTATTATAATATGGCATCTAACTACGAGAATATGTCTGAATAGAGAGATGAAATAGAGTTATTACTTAATCTATTAAAGACCTAGTAGATTACTACTAAATAGGGTATTAAACAACCTGGTTCATCTAACATATATCAATAGGCTCAATTGTTAGTAGATAGAATATTGTATGGTAAGAATAAAATACCTCTAAAAGGAGAATTACTTGGTAAAGATATTAACTTCTCTAAGCTATTAGGCAATGTAAGGGAATATATTACAAAAGTTAACTTAGCATATAATCTATGGTCTGCCGGTACTTCTTTCTTCACAGATGTTACTTATACTACTCTTGAAGCTAAGGTAGGTAGGTTCTTTGACTTAGAAGATATGGCATTTGCACGTAATTAGTTTAGTCAATCTATACCAGATATATTAGCTAATACTGGCAATCCCTTACCAATAGATAAATTGTCATATCTAATGTAGTTAAATCAAGTAGTAAAAGGTAATAAAGAAACCTTTGATAGACTTGAAGATAGTTAGACAATAAGAGCTATTAATCAAAACTTCTGGTTTATGGGTTATACTCAAGCTGATTATACAGTTAAGAGTCATACTCTTATGGCTACATACCATAATTACAGGCTAGTTCCTGGTCATGGATTTATGAGTAAACAAGCTTATATTCAAAGATTCTATCCGAATGATCAGAAGAAAGGTGCAGTAGAATTTAAGCAGATTAAGACTACTTTATGGGATGCTTATGACTTTAAAAATGGTACTGGTACAGTAAATAAAAAGTATGAGAAATTTGTTACAGAAAGTATAAAGAATGAAGTAATGAATAGAATCAACGTGTTGTCTAGACGTATTGACGGTACTGTTAGGGAAGTAGATAAAGGCAAGGTACACGCTCATGCTATAGCTAGTTATGTTACTCAGCATCGTAACTTTATGATTCAAGGTATTCATAATAGATTAAAATCTAAAACATTTAATCTAGATTTAGGAGTAGAAGAAGAGGGTTACTATCGTACTATGGGTAAGTTTGTTAAAGGTTTATATAGTAATAAACACTTTGCATTAGCTGATATGCTTAAAGACTATAATAATTTATAGGAATATGAGCAATATGCCATTAGCAGAACTCTTAATGAATTAGCTTTAGTAACTGCCTCTACTGTTGTTGCTCTATCATTAGCTACTTTAGTAGATGGTGACGATGAATATGATACTTGGTTGAGTTAGGCAATTACTTATTTAGCACTTAGATCTGCATTTGAATTCCGTACTATGTATAATCCTATGGAGCTTATGTCCATGATTAAATCACCTACCGCTGCATTTAGTTGGTTTGATAATGCTTATGGAGTATTAGGTGTACTTAATCCATTCTCATATATATATGCTAGATCACCGTTTGATTTAATAGATAGAGGTCCTTATGAGGGTATGCCTAGAGTAGTAAGAACTATTTCTAAACTTACTCCTATTAAGAATATTATTGAAGCACAAGATCCGAAATCGAAACGAAATTATTTATAGAATCAATTGATGTCGTTCTAAAGTTTCTATCACAATTATCAAATATTTGGGATAAAGGATAAAAAAATAGCCTGTTAGCGTAAAAACTAACAGGCTTTCTTCGTTATAAGACACCACTCTCATAACTTAAAAAGTCACGAGGTTTAGTAATAGCTTTTATGCCCTCACCATAAGCATAAGAGCTAAGAAACAATCTATGAATTAGATTTGGAACTGTCATGGAAACCCAAAATCTACTAATTTCTAAGGCTGCTTCTGGTTTAATAACCTTACCAATCTCTTTTAGACTTCTTATATCTTTTTTATACCCTATTATATTAAAACAATAAAGTATGTAATGTTTTTTATCAATCTTAATATACTTAATATGATGTAAAGTATCTAGTTTGCTAAACTTTAAATACCTATTCATTGACTCTACAGTATTTACTGAAGTATCATATAGCATAAAGACTTTATCTTCTAAATAAGGTCTATCTATATCCTCAGTATAAGCGTTTACAAAACCACTCTCTACAGATATATCTACTAAAGATATATTAGGATCAATTAAAGGTACAATATATATACTTACATCATTCAAGTTGTTCAATTCCACCATTAGTATAATACTCTATAGTATGATCCCAATCGTTTGAATTGATATGATATGATATTCTTTGTAAAGCGTCAGATATTACATTTTTACGATTTAGTAATTCATCCTCGTTAAACATGTTAAATACTCTCACTTCATTGTTTCCATTTGTCTGAATAGCGATTATATATGCTTCTAAATCATAATCATCTACATTAAGATTTAGTTCATTAAGCATATACCAGGTAATAGCACAAATGTAAAAAGCTATTTGCCTGTAATAATCGAATTCCTCTACAGAATGTTTAAAGTTATAAACATCACTTGTAGTTTTAAGGTCTATCAAAATAATTTTCTTATTAACATGGTCAAACATTACTCTATCAAGTAACGACTTACAAGGTATTCCCTTATAATCCCAATTAATATGAAACTCATTATGACATTCATATGTAGTAGGAACATCAAATAGCAACTTATTAGCTGCAATATGTTCCTCAAGATTAGTCTTAATCTGTTTTAGCATAGTAAGATCAGAAAAGGAAATTATCTTTTTCTTATCACCTATTTCCAAATACTTTATGTACTTTCCATAGTTTTCTACTATACTTTTTGCCTCAGTTAACTTCTGTTCATCTGACTTCTTATTATTATAAGCAAAGTTATATGCCGATAATAATATACTCTCCTCTGATTCAAGAGGATCTGTCAGTTTGTAGTTATAATACTTTTCACATAGGTCTTTCTGTTGTTTTACTCTTGGCACTTCGAAATCTAATATTTCGTAATCTTTCCAAAACTCTTCTGGTTGAAGAATATATTCATGTATCATAGTACCTTTCTCAAGATACTTTCCACTAATACCTTCTTCTTTTCCATCAAGCATATCACGTAGATATCTTGGTCCTTTTTTCAAAAACCATCCGATAGCTGAATTAGATATACGAGTATTATCTTCATAGTACGGTATATCAATTTTCATTTTTCTCATTATCTAAAACAAAGCTTTTGAATTCTTCGAGTTCTTTAATGCCTTTCTTAGTATTCTGCATTTCTTTATAATACATAAATGCTCTAGTTACATCTCCACATTCAAGACAATTCCATATTGCATCTTTACTTCTGTTTATAGACTCTTCTCGAAGAATAATCATAGATTTTACTTCATTCTTTACTTTACGAATTAAAAGAAGCTCATCAATCTTCTCCTTCGCTTTCTTCACTATCTTCTGTATCAGGTTCATCTTCTATCTCCTCTCCAGTTATTGGTAATTCTATTTCATCTTCCTCAGACATCATTCCGAGATATTCTTTCTGAAGTGCAAAGAATTCTTTTACTTCATCCATACCTATATTGTTTCCTTTTAACGCACTAAATGTCTTAAAAGAATCAATAAGTATAGCTAAATATTCTTTGTTTATTTCAATCTTATCACTAGGCGTCATTACTTCTATCTCTATAGGTTTCCAACCTTTTTTGCGATTATACATATCATTTAACATAGAACAGTTGAATGCTTTATTCTCTTCCTTAGAAGATCCATCATGCCAATGTCCATATAAATGAATAAACTCTTTAGGACTAATCTTTTCTAAACTAACTCCTAACATCATATTTTCATATGGATTATCATGAGTAATCAGAACGTCTACGTCCTTTGGAATATCGTTATATTCTGTATAAGAGCTTTCAAAAGCCCATCTACCTTCCTGAAAGGGTATAGGATTTATAAATGGACATCCGTAGAACTTAATCTCATTATATGTATACTCTTCATTTATTAGTATTACTAATTTACCATTAGTACGTACTGATAAATCTTGTTTGAGTTCGCTAAGATAACCTTTTTTATAGGCATCTTCTAGAAAGAAATCATGATTACCTGGAGTAATAATAACTTTATCACATGGTTGTCGGTTAACCCAACTAGCAAATCTATTATACCACCATTTACGAGATGCATCTAGAGCTCGTTGGTCATTTAAACCAACTATATCTCCGCAGATACACAATACATCGCATACAGGAGTATCGATAAACTCACCATGTATATCGCTTATTCCACATATTTTCATAATAGAAAATTAAAGGCAGGATTTCTCCTGCCTATTTTTTAGCAATCGCAAGGTATGTAATCGTCTTCGTCATCATCGTCATCTTCATCAAAATTGATAGTAGTTACTTCACTATTCGATTCTGAATTATCTTCGGAATGTTTTCCATTCTTATTGACAATGTTCATATCCTTCAAAATATCTTTGTTAGACAATTCGGAGAACATCAACTTTTCATCAATAAATGACAAAATGTTATCAATAGATAACAAATTAAAGTTGCTTACAATAAAATCGTAAGTTTCTTCAATATCATTCTCAGCAATACCCTTATCTTTCAGGATTTCCTTCAAGAAGCGAGCGTTATCATTTGCTTCAAAATGACGATTATAACGTACACGAGAACAGCGATCTTTCAAATAACTATTCACTCTGTCTTCATTATTACACGTAAACAGAACAAGTTTCTTTGCATTAGTCTGCACACCATCTAACCATCCTAACAAGTCTTCTGTATCCCAATGCTTGTCTACCTCATCAAAGATGACAGCAACCGGATGAGAGAACTTACAGAAAAAGTCATTAATCTTACTTGTCGGGAAATCCTCATTTACTACAATGACAGGAAGACCCGAATTTCGTGCAATTACTTTTGCCATAACAGTTTTGCCAGTGCCCTTGATACCACTGAGCATTACACCAGTAGAAAGTTTACTGGTCTTTTCAAAATAAGTATTGACACGATGAATAAATGTCTTATCATCTTCTGTCAAATACACTTTTGGAGGCAAGTTTAGTGATCCATCTTCTTCAAAGTACGACATACCTTCGTAGCGATTGTACTTCAAATTATACACTTTCCCGTTGATCAAATCATAATCAAGACCAGTGGGTTTAGTCACTATTTTACTACCTAATTTTATAAATTCTGACATAATCTGTTATTTTTTAGTTTTTAATTCGTCGATCATAGCATCGACTTGTTTTTGGTTACGAACTAAGTATAACTTATAGTTCGCTTTACTCTGCATTAGAGTATATTTAAAAATCTTCCAGCGCAATGGGAATGAATCTCCCATGAGTCCTTTACATTCTATTATAAAGTCCTTGCCTACGAAGTCAGGTAAATAAGTCATAGCTCTTACCTTTTCTCCATTATACTCAAATTTGGGTATTAACTCAAAGTGAGTTGACTCATATTCAGCTGGAATCTTAGCCTCTTTCAATTTTTTGTAAGTATAAGTTTCAAGTTTACTTCGGAACTTTATACCATCGTAGACATTAGGTGTAGCATTCTTTACTCTACCTTTTGTCTATTTCTTTTTATTTCGTTTTGCAACCATTCTTTTATAGTTTCAAATCCATTTTGTTTTACAGCATCAGAGATATCCTTTGCTTCAAACTTTTTATGCATAAACATTGCCTCTAAGCCTGTTTTAAGGCTTACCTTACGACTATATTTAACTCCAGCTGCATCTCTATCAAAGAGTATAATAATGCGCTTAAAACGCTTCTTAAGATCTTCTAGGATATCATCCGGTATAAACGTACTTTCTGATGATGGAGATATTGCTGGTATTCCCATCTCATATAAACACATCACATCTTTTAAACTCTTAGTAATAAAGAGTATGTCACCTTTCTTAGGTAATTGCTTAAAGCCTTGTATATCATACTCAGTTAGATTGTTTCTCCACTTTGTATACTTATCTCCTAATGGTCTATAGATTTTAAAGTTATTATAAACTTTATAAGCATACATAGGATTATCATTCTTATATATACCTTTTACTATACCATTACATAGATAATACTTAATACTACTTACATCATACTTCTTTAGTGTGGGTAGAGAAATATGAAACTGAGACCAATAATTGGTATCGACTGAAGTAAAATTCTGTCTTACTACACCAATTACTGTCTCAGAAGAAGGTATGTATTGCTTTGAGCTATCGAGTTTAGTGTCTGGGGTAATCTTTAATTGATCTACTATGTCACTTAGTATATCATTATAATTAGTTATACCTTTAAGCAAAGATACAAACTTAACTACATTACCACATTCACCATTACCATGATCCTTGAACAAAAGTTGTCTTGTTCGCTTACTATAGTAGATTCCAAAAGAAGGGTTTTTATCCTTCCGAAAGGGACTATTATAGATAGCTCCAACCTTAAACTGCCCAAGGTAGTGAGCATATATGTCGTATTCGGTTACTTTAGATAATATATAATCCAAAGTAATAGTTGTGGGTAGTTTTACCCTTCTTTTATCATACATACTTTGTACGATTGGTTAGTTGCGGACGTAGGATTCGAACCTCGTCTCTAGATTATGAGTCTAGTGAGCTACCATTGCTCCACCTCCGCAGTGTATCCTATAGCACTTACTATAGGATAATATTTGTTAAAATTAGTAAATTCAGTGAACTATCTCCTAGTTATCTTTTTCAGTTTCTGTTTGCAGAAATATCTGGTTGTATAGAGAAGCTCTAGTACTATATTTTACTCATGTTAGTCCAAATAACTTATGAACCTCAAGCAATATTCAACTCGGCAAAATCTATGGTGCAAATATTAAGAGACAGAAAAATCTTCCTATGCTCCATAACACGGAAGCTATTCTTCCCCTAACTGACAAAATCTATTGATATCTTGTAGGACTCAAACCTACCATTTAAATAATGATTTTACATTTCACCACTATGTGGGATATCACATAGCTGCTGTTCATCGCATATCAATATCATTCAACTTTGAATAACTGTTCAATTTCTTTTATTTTTGCATCTGCTGACTCTTTAGTCAAACATTGTCCGTTATTAATGACTATGTTTTCTTTAGTCTGTTCTAGTTTCATTGGTACTGAATGTCCCATGCCAAAACCATTCTTATAATGACCTTTCTGATGAGCAAACATAAAATACCTAAAAAACCAGGGACTAATACCATTTAATATTAGACCTTTATTTAACGCATCTTCGTGTCGTTTAAGACATACTTCTAGTTGATAGTGTACACCATTTTCTTCTCGAAACTTTCCACCTGGATCATCAGTAGAATCGCAAGCCCATACTGCAACACGATAGCCCATTGCCTCTAGCATGTCTACTATCTGTATAGCTGTATAAGCTTTATTGATCATAGCACTTGCTCCGACACAACAATTCTCTGATATAACTACATATACATTAACTAAACGTCCACTTCCGATTCCATACGTTTTGACTCGTTTTCGCATTGCTGGAAAACCTTCAAGAAGTCTATCATAGTTTAAGTCATCTCCATCAAATTCATCATAAACATACTTACGAGAAGAGCCTCCTAGACTAATGTCTATTTCAATCTCTTTGAGATTATCAAGACCCTTCTGATAATTATATTTACTTTTCAAAATTTCTTCAAGTCCTAGACCTCTAAAACGTTCGTCATCTTCTTTTAAATGATATCTACAGTCATTAATATTCCCATCCTCTGTAGGATTAAGAGCATCAGTGTAAAAATCGTGTATATTATCATACACATATGTTAAGTCTTTCATGATTAAGCTGCATATGGTTTACCACCAAGTCCTTTAAGGAAGGACATTACATAACCATCGTTTTTTTCACCTTTGGCTACTTTCTTACCGTATTCTCGTTCCATTTCTCTCTTCTCTTCCTTTAGCCATTCTTCGAGCTGTTTCTTCTCGTTTTCAGACCAATTTACAATTAGACGTTCTGTCCAATCCTGGAAGTGATGATACTTAAGATTATGACCTGCTTGGATCATACGAGTAGAAAGCACTTTACGTACACTTGTTTTTGCAACAAATTTACGAAGTAAGTTTACATAAGCAACAACTTCATCATCATACTGACTTTCGTATTTTGCAGAGTACGTAACTTCCACAATACCGCCTACAAAACGGTCTATGGTCGACGCATCTAACTGGTTATTTGCTACATATTGACGGTCGCATCCAAAACCAAAAGTATTACTAGTAGCTATAATAATACACTTTGGATGCCTATGAACTAAGCCCGTAGTAGTCTCAATTTCATCATTAGCTAACGCAGCATTCAAGATCTGGGCAACTGCCGGATCTAATGCGGTTATCTCGTCAATCAATATAATAGATGGTTTAGCGTAAAACTCCCCAAAACGAGTAGCTTCACGAGTCGGATACTTATAACCAATAAACTCGGTAGCCGACGTACCAATACCACAAGAAATACAAAGATATGGAAGATCCATATCCTCTGCGACATTTCTTGCCATTGTACTCTTTCCGCAACCTGCGGGGCCTACCATCCATATATTCTTTATGCCGGCCTCTATAGTCCTACGTAACTTTTCATCCGGCTCAAGACTAGTGAAGTTGAATCCCAACTGTTTGCTAGTCTCTAGAAACTTTAGTCTCTCTGCTTCTTTACTTTGTCTATCATAGGCATCAAGTAATTCTCCAATCTCTTTCTCCTTCATCTTAGGAGTGAGACTGTTAATTATCTTAATTCCTGTCATAGAGGTTTTATATTCATTACCTAGATAGTCAACAAAAACAAATTTGCCATAGGAATCTTTAAGCATATAAAGATCCTTTCGTTGATTCAATCTTTTCTTCTTCCCATCTTCTTTGATAGTAGTAGAAATGGCAGCATAAATTACTTGACCTACCTTAAGTTCGTCTCGCTTTATGTTCTGTCCATCAACCGTATTGATACCATTAAATGTGTATCTAGGATCTACTATATCAATATCTTTGTTGAAAAAATGTTTATTAATAAATTTTGACAATCGCATTTTTAAATTGATTTTAGTAAAACAAAAAGGGTAGCTTTTGCTACCCTCAAATCTTTTTAAAACGTGCAACAGAGATCTTTCCTTTTATCAAAAAGGGTAGCTTTTGCTACATCTCCATTGCACGTATCCGCTACTTAAAGCCTAGCGTAGGCAGCTGTTTATACTAATCTTAAAATGGCAATCCGTTCGGATCTGCATTATCAGAACTAGTACTTATACTAGTCAGATTAGCAACTGGTGTCTCTGTGTCAGCAACAACAGGTTTTGTGAAATTATCGATTCGCAATTCAGTAATACTTGAAGTCTGTCCTTCAGGTAATACCATCGGTTCGATAAATGTATATCGTGCATAAGACGGAAGAGTAGTATATCCCTTATCGTTATATACAATCTTCACTCTCAATTTCTTAGATTTATCAGCATTATTCAAATAGTTTACTACTTCTTGAGAGAACTCTTCAAAGCTAGTTCCATTGAATACAAGCTGCTCATCACTATACCAACACAACAGAATTTGCATCATACGGGAGAACTGAGTATCCTCTTTCTTCTGCAATGCGCTATCATCCATACCTTCAAATTTGGTAGGTTTCCACTCTGTTTGGGTAAGTGTTGCACCGTTTTTCTCGAAAACGATTTCAAGAAACTTCAATCCTGTAGGAGATTCAGCTACTCTTGCACTTTTCAAAGTTACATTTTCGTGAATACCTGCGGGAATAAATTTTACATCATTCTTTACTATCTGTTGTGCTCTTTCTTTACTATACATATCTTATAATCTTTTACTCTGGTAAATAAATTTTATCCCAATGAGTTGTTATCTCATTGTTCTCATTACTCTCTGCTATAACAATCTTTTGTCCTCGTAGATGTGGTGCTCGTGCTTCTCTTACAGAGTTATCTCCTCCTTCGAAAGAGATAATAGTTTCGTTTTTCTTTCGATAAACGTAACCTACAGCATCAGCTTCACCACAGACAATATCTCCTAGTCTTCCAACTAGATCTATTGCCATCTCTGTTAGTTCTTCACCTTCTTTATTGATCATCTTATCTTTAGTATGACCAATTAAAATGAAGTTCTCACAAAGATCCTTAAACATAAATATAACCTTTTTAACTGCTTCTCGAATATATAAGTAACCAGATCCGTTAGGAAGCTGTCTTACATCTTCACCTTTAAAAGCCTTACCCATTGGAGTTTGACGATACAAAGTAGCTGCATAAGGTAAACAGATCTCTTCTAAGCGTGTTGCATTATCAATTGCAATATACTTATAAGGTTTCTGTCCTGTTTCATTTATCTTCTTACGTATTTGATTTGCGATTTCTCCTAAATCATTTACGCTACGAGCTTGAATAGAGAGTGCTTCCAAGAATTCGGAACCACCCTCTAAGTCAACAATCAAACAATTGTCTAGTTGTGAAAGTAATGTAGTTTTACCAGATTTTGGTTTGCCAAACAGTATTAGAAATCTGGGATTCTGTACTTTTGGTTTATTTTTAACAGTTGGTAGTACTAACATACAAAAATAGGTTTGCTACTTTATATGATATGATAGTATCTGATAAAATTTGAAAGAGTCTGATATTATAAAGTAAAAATTAGAGACTTAGATTGGCATTAATCTCAGTACTATTATTTACCATAATAATAATGTTATTAATGACGGTCTTTTCTTCTTTCGGCAAACTACGATAGTAGCCGGCGAAGTTGTTTTTCGGGATAAGCTTATAGCCTACCTGGATGAAATTAGCATACTCACGTACGGGAGTTCCATCTTCAAGACGGAAATCATACAGAGGTGCATAATCACGCTGTGTCTTAGCATAATCGTCAAGACGTTTCATAGCCAGCTCAAACTGAGTTGCCATGTTATAATTTTCTTCCCGTTCAAACGGACAATAGCGACATTTTGCATATTTTGCTACGTCGCAACGAGAAAAGTAATCACGACCGAAACGAATTTTATTATTCGGTCCAATATACTGATAACTAAACGGACTCTCTTCGGTGTCAATACCGTCAATTGCGAGTTCGGGATAAGACATGACCAAACGTTTCAAAAGATAATTCTTATACTCACCTTTGGGGTCACACTTAATATTCGGGGTTGTTATCGTAAATGCTTTCATATTCAGCCTATTTTTTTATTGTTGTTAAATACTACTTTTTGCTGCTCAGTAGTATCCCTGTTAACTTCTTTCAGTTTCCCATACTTAAGTTCGTTATCAAACTCTAATATACAAGGTTCTCCCCCATCTCTTACTTTTAAGAAATGCAGATATACCTTATTCTTTACAGGTAAGCGATTGATACCGTAACTCGTAATATTGAGTAACTCTGGTCGTGATAATGCTACCACGAAGTCGCTAGCTTGGAAAATTGCATCTGAAGCAGCTAAATCACTACGCAACGGAAAGTGCATAGATGGATTGTTTATTCGATCAGGTAATTCAATATTTCGATTCATCTGTGAAATCTGTATAATACTCGTATTAGAAAGTTTCTTTTTACGAATAAACATCTTCTGTAAATCTACTATTGTTCCACGTTCCGTATCTCCTTCAACCAATAATGCATGATCTAGGATTACAATTAACCATTTACCTACGGCTATTGTTTCGTGGAAATAATCTATAGTTTTCTCGATATTTGCGACATTGCTTGGAGTATCTACATAGTACACTTTGTACTGTTTCAACTTTTCAGCTTCTCTCTCAACTTCTTGATAAGTAAGCTCATCCATACTGTCTTCCGCACTGTATATTTCTGCCGTAGTGCGATTCAATCGATTACTTAGCTTTCTACCAATCTGGCGATAACTAAGCATCTCAAACGAAAAATTTAAGATTACAATTTCTTGATCTTTATTCAAATCAATTAAATCAGTTTCTAACGTATTTGTAAATGCTGATTTACCCGAACCTGAAGTACCTGCAATAGTTAGAATCATATTTGGTTCTAATCCACCACAGCATACTTTATTAAACTTAGACCATCCTGTTTTAAGAGGTACTATAGTTTTATCCTTTCTGGCTTTTATATAAGCTAAGGACTCATCTGTTACTTGCGAGATAGTCCTAAAAGGTAAGGTATTAAATGACTCCTGATCCATATGGTAAGTCCTCATTTATTGGGTTATCATTCATTTGCTCTTCGTAACACTCCCACTCATGTTGAGTGAGCCATTTCCACATAGTCTTCATATAACCCATTTTGCCTGTTCGCATTTTATCATCGATTTCATATCTTAAACAAGCCATGATATGATCATGCATTGCTTTAGATTTACCAATGATACGGTTATACTCTTTTCTACATTTGTTTATATTTGCCCTTAGATAGCCTTTAGTGCCATCAGGTCTTGTAACATAAACTGGAAATACTTCATAGAACTGGTCAAACATACTCTCTTGATCTCTTTTAATAGAGAGAAGGAGCTGTTCTGAAGCACTATAAATTTTATTGTCGTCAGAAGTAGTAACTACGACAATGTTACGTTGAATTAAGTCTTGTATTTCTTCTTCATTAACTCGGCTGAGAAGTTCATGAATGTCTTGATTATTTGTTTGATTCTCATTCAATACAAGGCTAATAAATACTAATTGATTAATTGATATATCAAATTTATTTAATAGAGAGGTATCTAATTCTAGTATCATAATACATTAAAGTTTTATGACAAATGCACTAAGAATTTGATACTATTTGTTAGAGTCTGTTAAAACAGTTCTAATTGTCTTGGTTTTAATTCCTCTACTATCTTAAGAGCTTCTCTTAGATAATATCGATAATTAATATTGCGTTGTTCGATAGGTTTATCATCGAATTTATTTAATAAAGTAACACCAGAGGATGCTAACATATTCTGATACGAACGTGCACTAGCTTTAAATTGCTCTACTCCTACATAAGGAACATTACGCTCTATTATCTCGCCTTCCTTATAACCAGTAGGCTTCCATTTCCATAGATATCCACCATCAGTAGATGCATAGAAACGATTAGTTCTCTGTTGTTCTTCATTCATATACTCAACATGCCACTGTTTTCCAGTCTTCTCAGACATTAAGAATTTCTTAATATCTTTACAACCTTCAATAGTTTCTTTCACAGGTATTCCATCTACAAAGTACTTGATTATAGCTTCAGGAATTATCTTTGCAGATAACCCTTTACCTAATAGTACTTTAGTAATAAACATACCTTTTGTTTTGATTAAATCAGGATTCTTGCTTTCGCTATATCCTTCTTTAACTGCTATATAATCATTAATAGCATATTGGTACATAGCTTCAAAACGATCTTCTTCAAGAGTAAGTTTAGTAAGCTGTTCCCAATTTCTACAAATGTTGTTGACTTCTTGATAGCTGTCTCTCTTAAGTAATACAAATAAACCATCTGTATTAGCTTGGACGATTCGACATCCTATTTGAGTTAATTTCTCAGCTAACATTAGTAATAGCAACTGTCCATTTATACGAATCTGCATTACTGCATATGGACTATAACAAAAGTTGTGTTCATTTTGTAGATTACCTGATAAACCATTCAACGCTAACTTTAATGTCTCATTCTTTACCTTATCTCCATTATGTTTCGCTTCTATTCTCTCATCTTTGATTTGAGAATATACTTCAAGGAATTCTGGACCTAAATGTTTAGGGTAGAATCCATATTCGATTAACATACTGGGGTATAGTGATGCGACATCGATGTCTATAAGCATTTCATCTTCCTTAGGAATAATAATTTCAGGATCATTCTTAGAATGTATCCCTCCTACTCCTACAGTATAGCGTAATCCTTCGAAAACAAAGTTGTTTTCATATCCCTTTCTACCTGGAGAAACTACCTGACTTTTCATGTCATCTAGTACTCTTTGTAGTATTGGACTATCAAATTTGATAAACGGTAATATTACATCCCTTAACGGTATATAATCCATTGGAGATCTTAGCTTTTCTATATCCCACCAAGACAAACCTGTCTTTTCAAGATATTTCTTAGTTAAAATCTTCATTCCAATGTTAACACCATCCTTACTAAGGACTCGTACTCCGTATTCATTTTCAATAGCGATACGCAAATCAATATCTTTCTTGCATCTATTAAGCAATTCAGTAGTAGACTCAATATCATTGATATTGTACTCTATCATACTGTCGAAATCCTCTAATGGAAGAGGCTTTGACCAATCACATACAAATTCCTGTACATTGGGATATTGCATTGTTACTTGGATCTCCTTCAAACCTACTCTAAGTTTATTTGAATATAACATAGTAAGTAAATCAAAAGTATCAAACCATATCTGATACTTCCAATGTTTCCATGCATCTATGTCATCATCCTTAGATGTAGTTATAGTCTTACTTAAATTAAATAGAGAGCTACATATAGTAGCTACATTGTAACTCATCAATCTATCTTCATACTCAATTATATAGTTTATAATTGGATTATCATAATGCAGGTTATTATACCCACAGAAGATAACTCTTGAATCTATTTCTAAATTTGTAGTATAGAAGTCTCCCCACTTAATATAAGTATCTACTTGTTTAAAGAACTTAACTAATTCTCTCAGTTCATTCTTCCTTTGAGAAATCTCAAACTTATAGATATCGCCTGTTTCTGTATCTTTAACAGAACAATGAAAGATATTTTGAAATACCTCGATATCGAATACAAATACCGCTTTTCCACGTATTTGCATATATTAAAGTTTAGATTTTTGCTCCTATAGCCAGATTCGAACTGGCGCAAATCACACTATTTCTAGCGGCTCTATCCACTGAGCTATATAGGATCCTTTTAATTATTGTTTTATTGTCAAATTAAACCTTAACGGTTTGTAATTCTAATAGAAACAAATCTACTTTAGAATCGTCAAAGAAGCAATCGTATTTAGTTCCCCTCAAACAATTTGAGGCTTCTGGGAACATAGAGTATGCTGTATTAAATACTGCTTGACCATACCGAATTTCGGTATTCACTCTGATTAACTTATCTGCATCACGTTTGATGTAGATACAGTCTAATTGATCTGGGTTCTGTTTTAACATTACGCTGCTAATTTTTTATTTTTGGCATATATACAATAACGATAATTAGCGGTTTCATGAGCCATGTATTTCAGATACTCAGCACGTTCCCAAATCTGAATAGAAAAGAAGTTATTCATACTCTTTTCTAAGAATGGCAACATTTCCTTTGCATCTTTATGTAAGGCATCTAACGATTTAGCACTCGGTGTTATACTGAACGCATACGGAGTTCCTTCGCTGTTAGTACGATAGATGATAAGAAGATTATTCTTATCCATGTTGCGTTCTTGAGTCTTTGCAAACTTACGAGCATGTTTCTCAGCAAGAATATTAGTAATCTTACTTTCATGAGCGGCAATACGAGCTTGCTGCTTAGCAACATTCTTTGGAGTTCCATAGGCATGAGCAACTAGCTTATTATGATAGTCACTGAAGTTTGCCTTCTCAAATCGTTCAATCTTCTGTTCTTCAGTCAGACCTTTCTTAACTGCAGGTCCAGTTTCAAACGTCAAATCCTTTAAATTAGGATGACGATATGTTGTTCGTGTACGTTCTACACCGTTCTTGTCGGTATATTTTGTAACGATTTCTAACTTAATACTCTTGTTAGCTTCTTTGCTTGAATTACCAGACTTAGTCCAGTAATTAATGTATTTATTATTTTTCTGTTGATCAGTCTTATTCATAATGTAAAATGTTTTTAAGTTGTTAAAAAAGCATAGACAGGTCAATGTTTTAAGATTTCCCGTACGTACTCTCCCTGCCTATGCTTAGTCATAATGAAAATAAAAATGTTATTCTAGCAATTTCTTTATATTCCTTTTTTACGCTGCAATCAAAAACAGCGGAGCAGAATCATCGCTCAAATCTGTATTGTCATTGAAGTCTGCAATTGCTTTACGCAATTCGTTCAAATTCAATGTGCACTCATTCTGTTTTCCACGTAGATAACTACGAGTTAGTTCTTCAGTAATGGTAAGAGCACGTTTGCCCTTCTTTGCCTTTAGAACTGGATTAATAGTATGTTTCTCAATCAGCTCTCCAAGTTTTACATAATACTCGTTGAGAGAAGACAGTTTGTAAATGTTAATGATGTTAGCATCTTTAGGAAGATCCTTGAACTTCATTCCCATATTCGCACACTGGATACGCAACTTAACAATAAGAAGCTCGTCATACATTGCACGAATTGTTACAAGTAATGCCTTCAGATCATAGTTACGTTTGAAACCCTTCTTAATCACATTCTCGGTTTTGATGATTCGCCAGTAACGACTAATTTCATCAGTAAGTTTATCACGTTTAGTAATGAGGATATTCGGTTTAATATTTGTTGTAATTGATTTCATATATTGATATTATTTAATTTCTACTTGATTAATTAACTCAGTATATTAGATCGCTTACCTGTAGTGCTCGTGGTTCCATCGAAGGAATAGCCCTTATTATTTCAGGCTTGCCTTATTAACCTTACGGTCATCATCCACGAACGGTTTTTAATGCCAATGTTTGCATCTTCTGTGAGTATACTTATAATTATTCCACATCACTATTTGTTTAATATCTTTACGATGAATAGTAATACGGAACCTTTGTACTAGTAATGTACTATTAGTATACATTTGACGGTACTCAAATGTAATAGTATCTTCGTTCCATTCCTCACTATCTTTTGTAGGATAGAATGTAGTTCCATCATACACTTCTATACGTTCGACGTGAGTATCAATATCTCTCATCCATGTATAAAGACATTTGTTATATACTTTATGTGTCATAGTTATAAATATTAATTTAAACCTATAAGCTCGACCCATCGTCTTGAGCTTTAGGTTTTAAAAAATAAAGTACCGTTACACCTGGTACTTGACAGTTTAAAAAGGAAGTGTTTGAGTGTCGTCCATCTGACACTCGCTTGTTTTATTTTTCGATCCGGACTCCAATTGGAATCTGACCTCCTCCGAGATCTACATAGGCAGTACCATAGTAGCTCACATTGGATTGACCACGATCATTTTTACGCTGTTGCCGTGGATCTTCGTCTATCAGCTTTAGTTTATTAAGCTTGTAATCGCCTTCCGTTACACCTAGAAATGCGTACATAACAAACTTATCAATTACACTTTCATAGTCTTCTTCCTCAATAGCATTACGAATAATCTCTTGAGTGAGACTTCCAGCTAAGCCACTTCCAGGTGGAAGATACTTAGCAAAGGCTTTCGCCATCCGGATACAAACCGTTTCAAAATCTTTTGTCTCTGTATCTCCAAACAAGAAATTCCACCATTTCTTTGGGGTTCGTCCAAAGGTAACACTTCCATCCGTGTTAACTTTAATAGACGCAGGAACTTCGTTATTAGTCATTACAATTGTACTGACTCGATGGTCCTGTAATAAGAGTTCAAACAGCTTTCGTTTCGGTTCGCTGATTAATACTTTTTTCATAACAGTTGTTACGAGAAATGTTAAGCGTTATAGCCGAGCTCTGAGTAATACTTATCGCATTCGGCTGTCTGCATTTTGTTGATATCGTCCAACAAACCACACTGTGCAAGGGCTTCTTCAGCGATCTTCTCAAGTTTCGCCTTTTCCATTGCATTCAGTTTGTTACACTGTTCAGTCAATTTCAGACAATCGCTGAACAAAATCGGTTCACGTCCATCTTTGGAACTTGCTTCCAAAGCTTCGACAACGGTTTCCATCTTTACTTCCTTGAACTTCGCCGGAACAAGCTTGAACTGCAATGATGCATTGCCATTCAGCTCAATAAGCGGAGTTACACCGTCCGGTGCTACTACAACGGCTGTACTGAAGATTTCTGTACTTTCGATAAAATACTTCATGATAGGCTTAACGGTCCGAGTCGGATCATTTTCCTTCACCTTATCATTATAGTTCAAGTCAACAGGTTCAGACTTAATCGTAAAGATTTTCTTACCTGTCAGATTCCAAGTTTCCAACGTTGCACGATATTTGGACAAATCGATATTCGGTTTATTCATTTTAATTTCTCCTACGTGATTTTAAGATTGATTTCTTAGCGAGAAACAAATCCTGATTAATACTATGTTAATTGTTAAAAAAAATATCTGTGCTACCCATTTTCGTCACTATGCTTTAGTCTCTTAAAAGCCGCTTATTATAAGCTATGAATGATAGTGGTTAATTCAATAACATAAGGTAACACATGTTCGAGTTAAAATTTGATAAAATATGAGATTATACGAAAAATTTGTGATAGTATAGTAAAACTCCTTACTAGAACGGGATGATATTTCTTCCCTCAGTATTCCCCGTAGGACTTTACTCATCAGACGGATGAGTCAACTGTTCTTCATTTATTTACTTCTACTTTTCTAATAACGATATGTAATGCAGTTCGAGATTTTACTTAAGGGGACTCGTACTACAACCGTTTCCCTGTTCTTTTGCCGTACCTTACAACGCAATTTGATGCAAAGATGTAAAGGGCTCCATCATCAATAGTACGATACTATCTACGGGCATATAGGCTTACAACATTCTTTGAATGAGGGTCGTTTCAGTTGAGAAACGTTACCAAACTCCAATAACAAAAGCCGTCTAATTTTCCAAGACGCCCACTTTTGGACAACTCACTTCCAGCATTGCAATAAATCCTGGGTTACTACTTCTTCTCATGGTATTTCCAACCATTCAACCAATATCCTAATGAGAGATACTATAATGGTCTCAGCGATCTCCATACATAATACTTTGCGAGTACTACTTTACGGAATTTCTTGTAGCAAGATACTTCGATAGCGGGGTGGCTTATACTTTGTCAGAGTACTACCATTGAACTTCCCAATTGTTTTTAAAGTTAAACATGTTTACACTCTCCTTATTTGATATAGCTGTTCGTTTCAGCGTGGTCATTCATCAACGAGACTTACCTTCTTTGTATTCTCCATACGCAAGCTGCTCATCAAGGCAATTCACAGACATAGTCCAATCTGCTTCGTGTCAGACCCTTAGAACCCTTCGTAACGTCCTGCTCTATGCTGGAGTGCATAGCCGTTACCTAATTATTTATAGGGAGCCTTAGTTTAAAGATAACTTTGCTTTACTTTGCTTGAGTTTTAATTGTGGGCTCAAGACCACATTCCCTTGTTTCCTATAGATATACTTATACTAATCATATACCTAACTACAAATAGTCTTATTGCGGACTTCATGCGCTAGTTAGTTTATATCCTCAGTGCAAAGCACGTTCGGTTTATAGTGACATTACTAACAAGTCACTTCTCTATATTATTAACCTTCTAATCATTATGCTTACTCGTCATAAACACTATAGTAATTGCAACTATACTATGAATTCTTACAAGCTTTAGACACGCAATCTACTTTCCATAGGGATTACTCCCAAACAGCTAACTCTAACGTTCACTGTATTGCGTATAGGTTTGTCACCTAATCCGGTTAACCTGTCATATAACTCTCCTACAACGAGATATTATATGGGCCATAGCCACTCAGCCATGTCTTTCTCAAATTCTGCTCATTAATAATATAGATATACCCCTTCATATACATATGTATTATACTTAATAGTACTCACTTCCAATTTAATAGTTCTCAAATATTTTTAATCTTCCTTACAACAGAAGTAGACTACAGCGTAAATATTTAATCCCTAACGTGATATATGTAGAACACTAGGTTAGTATTCTTTAGCCCAACGGATTGGTTACCGCCCAAGCAAGGGTGGTTTGGAGCCATCCCTAGAATGCTAGTCGATTCTTAGTCAAGATAACAGCGTCTTTTAACAGCACGTGTTCACATTCCCTCGTGATTTAGCTATTGATACAGCCAACGAATGTGTATAGAAGTAAACGATACTCCTTGCCTTGTTTAGATACGATAGCTGCTGCTTCCATATCTGCGTCTTTTAGTCACCAGTTCGGTTCTCACTTATGGGTTACGCACGCTCTCCCATTTTCTTATTGCTTCTTCAGTTACAAAGTAGTTCGTAACACAATAAGTTATCATACTATAGTAATACTAGTTAGTTCTAGCTATCTAATATACATTTCGGTATCATGTACTACTTTCACTCTACACGGCTTAGTCAGGCTCAAGCGAATGGTTTTTAATCCCACTTAGGTGGAATTGGCTTTTGTAATGGACAGAATTTGTCAATTACCTTATTGGATAAAGAGCTAGCTATATAAATAGGCTTCTCCACTTCCTTGAGAATGTACTTAGGAACGACTTTGACATCTTCCTTCGTAGTTATCGTAACTGATGCATTGTCAGCGTTACCACTGATCGATACGGAGTCTTTGTTCAGATTGATATTAAGTTCCAACGGACTACTCTTAGGTACGTCTACCCAGCGAATCATCGGTTGATCACTTGCCATCAAGGCTTGACTCGGAGCTTTGGAATTAAATCCAATGAATGCTCCCAAACTAAGCACAAATAGTGCTAAGAATAAATTCAAACGTTTCATTGAGTGAAACTATTTTGCTGCTGCGTCAGCGTATGCAGATTTGTCAACGTAGTTAGACAACCGCACAATCGGTCGAGCATAATACTTAACGATTTCGTTGAGTTTATCTTTCAAGATACTGTCGGAATCGCCATATGCAGCAACGAGTGTTTTACGAATAGCGCCAGTCCCAATTCGAACATCCAAAGATTTCTTCGGATCTTTCACAATGAGATCTTCTTTCTTAGAAAGAATAGCGTCGATAACATCACTAGAGATACCGGTAAGAACGTCACTGTTCAACCAATCGAGTTCTTTTTCAAGAGTTGTCTTTCGGTCATCCGGAGCCTTTTCATTCCAATCAGCTGTTCTCTTTTCGATTCCATAAGCCATTGCAACTTGAGCAATTTCCGCAATCTCTTGATCAGGGAGAGTAGGAAGCCAAGTTTTCAACAGTGCATGTACACCGAGAGGAGAATGTTCGGAATTCAATTTACCGATAGGCATAGTGCGCAAACCACGAATCAAAGTACCTTCTACTCCTTGCTGAAGGATGTTAGCGAATACTACTGATTTCTTCTCTTCTACATTGATAGAGAATGCTTTGCGAGCCCAATCAATACCTGCTAAGATATTACTACCTATTCCACCACCATTCTGTTTTGCGAAAATAGAACGGAGTGTAGCAAGCTTAGTCTTGTTATCCATCTTCGGATCCGGTTCAGGAATTTCGACCTTGGCAGCTTCCATATCCTTCTTTACCTCTTTTTTCATGTCTGCAGGAATAGACTCAGGGAAGTTGATAATCATCTGGTTAGGATCGTCAGGTGCCGGCAAACCTTTCAAAGTAATACCAAGCGTTTCACGGGCAATCTTTTCCATTTGGACAGCCATAGTGTTGTTTACTCTTACTCCAAGGGACTGGAAGTCATCTTCTAACTGAGCATTATACTGCATCAAAGCCATTAAAGCCATGATATCGAATTGCTTCTTCATAGCTTGCGAAAGCTGAGCAGGAGCATTCGGATTAGCAATATACTCACTGTGAACCATCTTCATCAAATCAATCTTGTGATTTGCGTCAATACGTTCACCGTCTGCCATCTTCTGGAGTCCACGTGCAATAGATGGAATAGGAGCTACTTCTTCCTTCTTGGTGTCTTCTTTCTTCACCTCTTCAGGAATAATTACTTCTTCTTCTTTCTTTGCTGTAGGAGCTGGTTTGTTACCTGAGGATTTCTTATCCTCTTTCTTAGTCTCTTTTGCAGTAGATGCAGCGGGCGCTTCAGTTGCAGCTGGCTTAACTTCGAGTTCCGGAGCTGGACCATCCGCAGGAGTCTCTTCTTTCTTTCCCTCTGCCTTTTTCGCAGCGATTTCTGCTGCCTTCTTTGCTTCTGCAGCTTTCTTAGCTGCTAAATCTTTTGCTGCTTTTTCTGCTTTTTTATTCTTTGTTGCCATTTTGATAATGATTTTTTAAAAGATTAAAAACTTGTGAATACTATAGATAATTAATAACAAAATTCCTGCTTGAACAGGCCTTCACGAATCATCTATAAACGCACTTTCTCTATTCCCTGTAGGTATTCCTTCTGCCTCAACTACTACACTGTCACTGGCTATTGTATCCTTACTCACATAGTCCAGATTGGCATCTACTCTCTCCAATACAAAAGGAGATGTAGAACTGTGTGTGGGATTAGCCACTGCAGTAGTCACTACAGTTTTCTCAGGAGTATTGTCTGCAGAACTAACTGCAGACTTTATTCCTGTACCTACGATAAGACCTACTGCTAAAATGGCCATAAATTTAGCGAAGGCCTTGGCATCTCTCATACATCTTGCGATGATGAAGAGTACGATAGTTGCAGCTAGCAACATCAAAAACGAATTTGCCATAAATTGTAAGTATTGGTTAATATTGGTTAAACATTTGTTTCAGACGTTGCCGTGCCTTATTCAAACAGCCTTTAACTGTCGCTTCGGGTATAGCAAGCTCTTCTGAAATTTGCTGGTAAGACTTACCGTCTAATCTAGCATAAATTAAATCCCTATATCTCTTCTTAAGACGGGGTATACACTCCATTACGATGTCAATATTTTGCTGGAATATTAACTTGTCTTCAGGGCTATGATCTAGCGCATCCAACTGTATCGTAGAATCTTCTTCATCAATATAGTTATTTAACTTCTCTTTTTTGTTCCGTCTTATATAATCTATTGCAGTATTAACTGTAATAGTTTTCAACCACATCTCAAATGAAATATGTTGAGTATAAGTATCAAGCTTTGTATATACTTTAGTGAATACCATTGATGTAATGTCATCTGCAACATCTGTATTGGCTACGACTTTTAAAGCGGTATACCATACTGTCTTTTTGTAAGTATTATAAAGTGTAGTAAAAGCTCTTTCGGAACCTTCTTTGGCTTGCTCAATCAGAAGCTTTTCATCTTCTTTCATAGTGCGCCAATTTAGTGGACTACGGTTAAATCAATAACCGCAATCCTTCCTCTTTGATTCTAAACGTCTTGGACTCGTCTAATCACGTTGAGGGATACGTTGTAGTCTATTTGCCTCAGTCAAGGGCAAATTACTTTAGTAATTCAGAATGGTAATATATACTGTAGATACCACTCATGTAGTACTTTCTTGCGTTCCCAATATAATTCTTGAACCCAATTAGTCCATAATATTTTATCATTATGGCTTAAATAAGGTAAAGAATTAATCATGTTAACCGCAATTCTTAACCGAACTAATTCGGTTTTAGACTGTGCAAACTCTGCATTAGCAATCATAGGTTCGAATAACTTATCAGTAATCCAATCTACAATTGTTCTAATACTAGGATGTTTGATCTGCATTTCAATTGAATTTGGCAATCCACGCATTATTGCTCCATCAGAAGTTTCATCTCTTAGAAATGCATACCATGCCTTTCCGAAATTCATTTTACCTGTACAATATTCTCTTCCATTTAACATGAAAGGGATACACCTATCAGGAGTAGTTAGTACTGGTACAGTTAAAGCATGTCTCTTATAAACCTCATCGAGATTTATAGTTAGATAGAGTGACGGTGACATTAGGCTATTATGATACCACGGGTTTTCATACGAGTTTTGATCTGTTTAAGAATCAGATCAGCCTGACGTTTTCCGTAACCTTCTTTGATGATTACAGCTAACATCTTAATATCACACTCATGTGGATGCATCTTACGATATGTATCGTAGATTTCTACCCAGTTACTGAATACATTTTCACTGTACTCAATTTGTTTAGAAGTACTTGCTTCTAATCCTTCCTCGTTGTTGATAGCATCTCCAACGGCAGGATAGTCAAACACGTAAGACTTAGGATTACTAAGAATATCTTGGATCTCCAGACTACTGGAGTCAAGCTTAGTAATAGTACCATCTCTTTGCATATCATTCAGTAATACACCGCTGACGATATTCAGCATAGGATATTCTCCTGTTACACGGATAAGAATACTTGTCTTCTTACCATTGGCTATGTACAAGCCAGCTGTTTTCAATTCAATCATTTTTTATACCTCCTTTTTTTGATAAAATTTGTTGGCTACTACATTAGCATCAGCTAAGCTAAGATCATACTTAGTCTTTACTTTAGAAACAAAGTCCATCTTACTTGTGCAAGATTCAACCATTTGTTCTACATCTTCTTTGATTCCTGGTTTATTAAATTTAACCCAGGGAATTACTTCAATTGCACTCATCACACATCTTTTGAGTTTAACATTTAATTTTGATAATTAAGTTTGTAGTAAGAGGGAGACTCGAACACCCTTCCTTCAACCTTATCAGTGTTGACGCTTCTAATCCAAATAAAGCTACTTACTCCTGCTTTTTACGACATTAGCTTAGCCGTTGGACTCTCATATTACGCTGTAATACGAGTATAGTCCGTAATATAACTATAATTGCCAGTTATCAGCTTATTGACCTATTCTATATCCTCTTTTGTCGCTGTCAAAACCATAATGCCCCAAGTGCAGGTTTTTATCTCGTTACACCTGCGGGTCCGGCATCCTGTCTTATATACCACGTGAGCTGGTGGTAAGTATATATAATATACTTGTGGAGCATACGGGAATCGAACCCGTGTCCAAACGACGATTCAATAGACCTAACAGTCAATGTCTTAATTTCTTTAAAAAATCGCTACCTACATATTCGTACTCCTTATTTTGTAGGAGACCCATATCCTTCACTCTCTTGAACATCAAATGATGGTTGAACGTAGTATGTTCCATTGTACCTGGTCTTATAGACTAGTACATTAGGGCTCTGGTCGTTTATAGCGATTGGGATTGACTTTCACCATACTAACTTGTTTAGGGTTAATAAAAATCTCTACCG